AAGCTAAAAAAGAAAAACCAGCTAAAGCTAAAAAAGAAAAACCAGCTAAAGCTAAAAAAGTGAAAGCTAAGAAAGGTAAAGCGGCAAAAAAGTCTGATGACGAAGATTTCGATTTCGATGATTAATTGAATCTCGTCCAGTAAAAATAGAAAGGCGGCTCCTGTAGCTGCCTTTTTTGCTTTTGTCAAAAGGAAACTCACATGCCTGATCAACTACCTCACGTATCCTATCTACTAGCCGCTAAGAGTTTCATCTTAGACTCTAGTGTGTATCACTTCACCGTACGTGAATTATTAAATATAGAATCCTCTATGGGCGATGTCGCTGGAGATATATCCATGGGTCAAGCAGCAATTGCTTATCATAAGAATATTGTGGCCGACTCCTCCGTTGCAAATAATAATATTAAGCACCAAGACCTGTATCAAGCCGAAGCTGAGAGTACGAAAGCTAAAGCTAAGTACGGAGTTCTAGTTAAGCACTTGGAGGATTTAAGTAAAGCTAAGCTAATTATGGAGACAGTTTTGGCGCAATGCGAGGTGCTCCCCTTATTTAAGAATGAAGGCATTACTCAGATATATGAAATGATCATGTACAATCATGCTAATGCTATCAAAACACAACCGTTAAAGGAACTTCCCTTTTATGGCACTACTGTACTACCCCGTAATAACAACCTCACACAAGATAGCATTGAGCGCTTATTGATGATGACGGCCGAGACAGAGGTACATATAATTGAACGATCTAAATAAATTTAATCATCTGGTAGAAGCAATCAAGGATAAAATAGAACAAACAAAAGACTCAGTATTTCGCGTTATACCTATAGGTGAATACTACTCAATAGTATTCTTTGACGTTAACACAAACACTATTAAACTGGACTTCACTAATTGTATGTTCCACCCAGTCAACATTGACCAGTTAGATAGATCGATTTGTAGTATGGAACTTCTTGAAGCGTCCTATACTCACATCCAGCACAGCGTTATAATTAGACGTTGGTTGAGTGGTGAATTAGATGACGATAAAGAGCCTGGTGGCTTAGAGTTTCCCTTTGACAAAAACGAAGAAGCCATCTCGGCTTTTAGACAGTACGTAAACCAATTAAGAGTCATGGAGCCAAGTAACAATACGGCTGATGATTACGGTATTCCAGAAAACCTATTAGGATGATATAATGGTAGCTAAGAAAAAGAAAGCCACGAAAGGTAAGGATTATAGCTCGGAAAGTATTGAAATCCTTGAAGGCCTTGATGGCATAAGAATGAACCCTAGTATGTACATGGGTGCCTTAGGTAATCCGATGCTTTTCAGAATGATCAAAGAGCAAGTGGATAACTTCTACGATGAATACATAGCGGGTCGATGTAAAGCAGGTGAGATTGTTCTTGACCCAACAAAACACAGTTATATCGTTGCCGATTTCGCGGGCGGTATTCCAGTCGGTATGAAGAAACTCAAAGGCGGTGATAAGATAAACTCTCTTACCGCCGTATTCACTCGCATACATGCTGGCGGTAAGAACAATCAAGATGCCTATAAAACATCTGCTGGTACGCATGGTGTCGGTAGTGCTGCTGTTAACGCCTGCTCTGCTAAGCTTGAAGTATGGTCGTCATTTGGAGGTAAGTGGTCTTATCAATCATTCACAAAAGGTGAGACGGACTTTCCTAATCCAAAGAACAAGAAGCCCGGAAAAGATGTTATGGATCTATTGCAGAAGAAAAGCGGCTACGGTACAATCGTTCGTTTTACTCCTGACTTTACAATCATTGCCGAAAACGCTAGTCGTTCAGAGCGCAAAAAGAAAACATTCAAACCAATTCCTGCTAAGCAGAATGCTAAATCCGTAGGCCCTTGGTTACGCAATATGACATTGCTTAATCCAGGATTAACGTTGACAGTATCGCAAGTAGTTAAAGGTAAGTTAAAGTCTAAGACAATGGTCAACAAGAAAGGTCTTGATGCTATACCTAAAATATTTATGGACGAGAACGAATTGAATTCTGTTGGCCGTAAACCATTCACGCTACAGACAGACTACATGACTGTTGCCGTTCAATGGTCTGATCATACTGATGCAGAACTGTTTAAATCTTTCGTAAACAGTTCTCCGAGTATTGAGCACGGTACTCATGTCAATGGCTTTAAAGCAGCACTCGCCAGAGCAATCAAACCTCATGAGTCAGCAGCTAAAACTAAAGGTAAGAAGAAAGGCCTTGGCTTTAAGCGTGAAGACTTGATGATGGGTCTTGTAGGTTTCTTCGAATGGAAAATGCACGGCGCGCAATTCAGCGGTCAGATAAAAGATAAGTTGGAATCGAAAGTTGATAAAGACGTTGAGGATATGTTAGTCGATCCCCTGACTGAGTACTTCAAGAAGAATCCCAACATCGCTAAGAACCTAATCAAACGTGCTACTGAATTCCAGAAGCAAGTTGAAGGGTTGAAGTCAGTAATGAAATCTCTTTCCGATACTAAGAAAAAATCGAAAGGTGCAATCATTCCAGAAGTATTAACCATTGCACCTGATGCAAAACCAGAACATCGTGAACTCTACATTGTAGAAGGTGACTCTGCTGGTGGTACTGCTAAGAACGCGCGTGACCCTGAGTACCAAGAAGTGTTGAAGCTTAGAGGTAAGCCCTTGAATGCTGTTAGTGCTTCTCTTGATAAAGTTGTGAACAATAAAGTAATACAAGATTTGCTGATTGCTCTTGGTCTTGAGTTGAAGATAGATAAGCGTAACACGGGTGTTCCTCAATTCAGTATTGATAAACTTCGTGTTCGTGGTGCTATTATCATCATGCCTGATGCCGACCCTGATGGATTCCATATCGGTACTTCATTGCTTGGCTTCTTACATAAGTTCGTACCTGACGTATATAAAGAAGGTTTAGTCTACGTAGTTGATAACCCCTTGTTCAGTATTAATCATAACGGACAATTCTACGGCGGTATGACTCTCGAAGAAGTTACTGACCAACTTCCTAAAGGGACCAGTAAGACTGGTGTTAAGCGCATCAAAGGACTCGGCGAAATGTCGGAAGACGAGTTAGAATACTTTGGTATGAACCCAGAAACTCGCCGCTTATTTAAAATCAACCCAGCGTGTAGTCCTGAAATGGACAAATGGTTTACTGCTGTTGTTGGTGATTCACCCGAAGCTAGACGTAAGCTTATTGGCCTTAAACATTAATCTCGAATAATAGGAACCCCGCATGTTTCACTATTTATTACTACAATGGCCTAGGGTCAGAGCACACGATCCTGAAATCGTTGTACTTAAAATGCCCGTAATAGTACATGACATAGGTGATAAGATTATTACAACCTATCCTATAGCCTCTATGTCTTTTGCGTCCAGCATAATTCTTAATGATAAATTTGAGATTACTAAGAATTCAATTAACGGACTCACTAATTGTACTGACCCTGAGGGCTTAGAGAACTATGTTAAAGGCCGTGCCTTGGATTATAATACTGAGGACCTGCACGAATGGCGTTACGCTTTACTGCAAAGATCTATTACCAGCAAGGTGCTTGACCAGTATGAGTCGCTTACTTCGTACATGGAACTTAATCAAGGAGTGCCTAGTCTGCTATATAATGCTTTGCAGCCTTTCTTCATAAGTAAGCCTGTCACTTTGAACGGATCTAGTTTTCAAGGTATTACGTCCGGTAGACTAAGTACCTCTACACATAATAGGTCTAATACACTTAAAAGTGTAAATAGTGATTGCACCGACTGCAACGAATAATTGGAATTATAATGACTAATAGAACAAAAAAGAATGCCACTCGGATAGCCAAGACTAGTAAAACTAGTATGGCTAAAGGCTCCGTCCATATTATGAATCCAGATACGTTTAAAGATATCTCGATTAATAACTTTGCATCGATGGCCCTAAAGATATATGGTTCATATGTTGTTGAAGAACGCGCTATACCAGAACATCGTGACGGATTGAAACCTGTCCATAGAGCTTTATTATGGGCAATGCAGCAATTGAATTTAACTTATACGGCTAAGACACGTAAGTCCGCTAAAGTTGTAGGTGACACAATTGGTTCTTATCACCCGCATGGTGACGGTGCTTGTTACGATGCAATGGTTACTTTAGCTAACGCTAGCCCTAAGCTAGTGCGTGGCGAAGGTAATTGGGGTAGCCCAGTCGATGGTGCTGCTGCTTATCGATATACCGAAGCTCGTCTATCTGTATTCAGCAAGTTATTCCTACTAGATAGCGGCTACTTGAATGTTGTACCTATGCAGCAGAACTTCGACAACACAGCAATGATGCCTGTCCACTTACCTGCCCTACTGCCAGTCATGTTGATGATGGGTAATCCTACTGCACCTGCTTATGGTGTACGTGCTGGTAATCCTCCATTCGCGATTGAAGGTATTGTTAAGTTGTTACGCGGAGGTCTACGAGGTAAGGCTATTACTGAAAAAGCCTGCATTAAGAATCTTGAAGTACACTACCCTTACGGCTCAATTGATGTCACTTCTGCCGATGACTTCGCAGAGCTGATTAAGACTGGACGAGGTAGCATGGCCTTTACACCTGTCATATCTGCTACGTGGGAGCACAAAAACAAAGATGCAGCCAAGAAGATTAGTATTCAATCCTACAGCCCTGGTTTTCGCGGAGCCTCAGTTGTTAAGCAGCTCGAAAAGATTAACGCTTTAGACTCAGTACAGCGTGCTTACGATAGAACGGGTAAGAAAGATAAGTATGGTCGTTCTGGTCCTTATGGCTGCTTATACATCGTTGAACCTAAGCGCGGAATTAGTGAAGACAAGTTCTTCGAACTGGCTGAGAAAGTTGAAAAGATTCTTACCACTAAAGAGCACTTTGATCTAGGCTGTACGCATAAGCACATAGACAAGGTAACGTTCGAACGTCCTAATGTTCCTCAATTTATTAATACTTGGATTAAGTACCGCATCAAGTTAGAAATTGACTACATAGATTACTTGATTAAAGAAGCAACCCGCAAACTTGATTACCAAGAACTATTATTGTTCGCCGTGGATAATAGAGACTTGATACTTAAAGTACTACCTAAAGTACTTAAAGCGAAAGAGCCTGATGCCGCCTTAAGTAAAGCAATTAAGAAACCCGTCGAATACGCTAAACGTATCCTTGACCTGCAGATTAGACGCCTTGCCTCTCTTGAGCGTTCTGCTATAGTCAAAACGATTAAAGAACTTAAAGCGGAAATTAAGTCTCTGGCTAAAGAGCGTAAATCTCCGAATGCCCGCATCGAAGCTGACTTAGTAGAACGTGTTAAGAAGTACAAGGCACTTTCACCTAAGTATGATTTCAATGCTAAAACTAAAACGCAGAAAATGAAGAAGTAAGAACACGTCTCTAGGTAGGTGGTCATAATACGTACAGGACCTAACTTGCCTAGCGCCGTCTCATTTCTCTGTATACATCAAGGTTCCAATTTGATATAATGCAGTGTCTCTAAGAAGACGCAATTTCTATTAACTAAAAGGAAACTCAGTATGACAAATCTAATCAATACTTCAAACTTTAGAACACCTGAATTAGAAAATATCGAACGCCGCCGTATATTTTCAAACAATGACCTGATGACGGATGTTTTAGATAGTTTCACTTCACATGGTTCATGTATTCAAAATCCTTACTTAGACGAATCGGGTATGGATACTGTAGTACCTGAAGAGTATTATGGTGAAGAATACCTTAAGTGGTACCTTAAAGGTGCCGACTCTACATCTAAAGAAGGTCTTTCGGTTGATTCTAGTGAATACGAAGATTCCGATAAGGTACGTGATTGCCATGTTACCGACGGTAAAATACTAATTGCCTTGGGTACTGTTATGGTCGCCCGAGGCATTAGTATATTAGAAGCCCTTGAAGGAGGTGCCAGCATTAACAGTGAAATAGTAGAACGTTTAGCAGCAGATGGTTTTGACCGAGAAACAGCGCTGCGTATTGTATCTAGTAAAGATACTTCCAATTGGTTACGACAATTAAACAGAGATTGATACTTAATCTCAAGACACACCTAAGATACCTTGAACAAAAATAATAATTTAAAATTCTAATTGCAGGACTCGCATAGAGGCCGCTCTTACGCTCAAAGCGTCAGTGTTTAATCGCACTTATAATTAGGGATCAAAAATGAGTATTAACGAAAACATCGCTGAGGTAATCTCAGCAGTTACAGCCTTCCAGTCTCAAGCATTAGACAAAAGCAATCCTCTTAAGGGTCGCCAAGTTATGTTGGAAGCAACCGCGTCAACCGTAGAAAGTATCGAGTCATTTCTATCTGCAACTGGAAAAACTCCTTCTATCTCAGGTATACGTAAAAAGTTAAAGAATACCTTGAATGTCGTTAAAGGTATTCAAGATGGAGTTCAATCTAAAGAATTGAAGTTTGCTCAAATGAAAATTATGGTTAGTGGGAAGTTAACTGAATTTATTGATGATGCGCAAACTTTACACACCAATTACCTAAACCATCAGAAATTGATTGCTGAATCTAATTCAGGTAAAGGCTCCGAGGAACTTGCCGACTTGCTCGACAAGAACCGACAAGAGCGAGATCAAGAACGCTCAGGCGATACTAAAGATCTATTCCAAAGATACCGTTCTAAGTATCTAAATAAAATACCTTCTAAGTTGAGAAACCCTGGTGGTATTCAAGTCATAGAACTCCCCGTCATGTCCCAGTTCGAACAGGCTGCGTTCATGCGTTCAAATACATTGCAGAAATTAGGCATTCCGTTTAATCGAATTAGTTCCGGCAAGGACTATGCAGGTGCTACGGCTATGGTTGTTTTTGAAAACCAAAACTTACTTATGTTTAGTAAGAAGGCTGCAATGGAACTAGCGCAAGAAGAATTTGATGAATACAAAGAAACATCGGATTCTAAAAAGAACGGAACTATGAGGCGTAATCTTAATAGACAGATTAAAGCCAAGCAAAGCCAAATCGCCCAACTCTTCAATAAGAAAACTAAAGACCAGCAAGCCAAATTCATTGAGCGTATGGAATCGGAGCAAGGTATTAACTTTGATACTTTAGCTAAGAATTTATATAAAACTCCTGAACTACTTCGTGAGGTAATGAATAGCCTAAAAGCTTTTCAGAAAGAATTGAAGATCGTACAGGACAAACATGCTGAACTTGATAACCAGAAGAAAGATGCTTCACGCAGACTAAAGGCCAGAGAGAAACGTGTACTAGATCCAAGCAGCGTATTGTTTACAACCGCACAGCACACTGTGGAAGAATTAAGTTCACGGAGTTCTAACGACTACACGTTGATAACGGGCAGTCCTATGACTAACCCGAAGAACTCTGATTTAGTCATGTATTGGTTTATACCGACAATGCTATATAGACGCATGACCTCTTTAACTGGCGGTAATATGAAGATATTGCGTTGGGGACTCCCTTGGCAGAGTAAAGCCAAACTATCCAAACCTACTAAGTGATATTGATTCGTGGGAGCTAAGTCAGAACAATGTCTTATCTGTAATGACAAGACATTTACCATAAACTGGCACCATACGATTCCCCGTTCACTTGGCGGAGAGGATAGTATTCAGATACCCTTGTGTGGAGATTGCCATGATACACTTCACCACAAGGCGGATGCTTATTACGCGTTACTTAAAGGAAGTGGTAAGCAGCCGAAGCAAAGGTACTGGATTAAAGCAGATTGTGAGCAAAGAGCCGATATATGGTTTAATGTCTTACTGTCTTCTATGCTAAATCCTCCCGTCTCTCAGGAGGATAAGCTTATATTGGTTCCTGGGTTTAAGGCATCACGCCAGCTCAGAATCGCAATTGATATACTTAAACTAGATCTGAAATCAGAAGGTATTACTAACCTATCTAATCTAGTTAAGTACTGTGTTGAATTCACATTAAATAATAAAGGTATACCCCATGACAAAAGTTGCAGAGAACATAAGACCACAAGACATAACAAAAAACTTCCCAACAAGAAAAATCACAACAGGGCTACTAAACTGTGGTGATTGTGTCGGTCTTAACAGAGAAGCGTTAATTGATGGAAGTAACACTTCATGTTCTGAACAAGGTATGGACGAAGTTAAGAAAGCCTGCCCCAAATTTAAACCCGACGCATTTTCCCTGCTTGATATGGAAGGAGACGCATTTGAAGATGTGTTTACCTTCATACGTCAGATTATGCGCCGCGTACCTCCTGAGAAATTCAAACTAGTAGCCTCTTTGTTTCTACAAGAAGGCGAAACCCGAAAACATGGCTACTCATTCGGCCAACGTGTTTACGTACGGTATAGAGGTACCCAGAAGTCTAACTACGTTAGTAACTTCATGAGTGCTTATGTTTTATATGCAAATGATCACGAAGTCAAACTATTTGCAGCCGATCCCCGTGAGCGCCGTTACACTTTATCTTACGAGAATACAGGACTTAATGGGCCTAGTCTCTATAGTAGCAAAAACTTCAAACCACTTAAAGATTTAATGGTTAGTAAGGGGCGTCATACCGACCCTGATATAGAGCGTAATACTTCTAAATCTATTATACCTCTTGACGAATTCGATTTGTCCGCAATGCCTAGTGAGTCACTTGATGGTATGGTAGTCGGTATGTCAGATGTCATGAAAGTTAACGGACACAAGCCTGCTAAAAAATCAAAACGCACATACGATCTTACAGACTTCGCAAGCGATGTGGCTGGAGGTAACTGGGTCAAGAACAAATCGTATAGAAAGAAAGAAACAAAAACCTCCAATAAAGGTACTATTGAACTTAACGATATGCTTTAAGGGAGGCGTGTTGTCAATGGAACTAATAAAAAACAGATCAAGTTTGTCCTTCCTTTTATGTGAGATACTAAACGTAGATTACCAGTCGGAGGAATTTGAAGATTCTTTTGAGTTGTGCTTACGATACTGCGTCAACTCTGTTGACTATGCGAACTTCAATAAGAAGTTGGGAGCAGTAGTTAACTTTAAAGAACTAAGAATCACCGCAAGTAAATTCCGTCTAGCGTTACGTGAATCTGGTTATACTATGTCTTGCCTAAAATTCTTCGTATTACACCTATGTAAGACTAGCAAAGCATTATGTGAGGACAGTACTCATGCAATGGCTAGAAAATATAAAGTATACGAAGAAGACGCGGAGGCCATCTACTGGATATTAGGAAGGCGTGGTGTTAGGGCTAGTATAGCTAACTCAGCTAAAGTGAAGGTAATTAAATCTGAGTCGGTAACACCTGAAGCCTATTTCGAAATGTGCGATACTTTTACATCCATGATCGACGAGTTAAATACTCACGCTAAACGTGCTGTACGTAAACTATCTTTTGTCGTTAAGTCAGAGAACTTTGACCGCGACGAATTCACTACAGACTTGGTGGCTCATGCCCTGAAAACGCATTACTACTATAGTCCTAATGAAGTTAGCTACGAGCACCACCTTAATCGCTTACGTGCATCGATGTCGAATCATAGGATAAACATGATTAAGCATTATACTTCGGAAAGTAGGCAACGCTTAGTTAATGTAGGTACTGATAATCAAGAAGGTGCGGTGTTTGTTCAACGTACTTCTTCCGAAAGTCAGATGCGATTAAGTACTGGCGGTGAGAACGGGGACGATACTAGAACTTATGATGAAATGGGATGTATCGAACCCAGCCGCGATATCATAGCACACCGTGAATTCAGTATGTCGATAGACCAATTACTTCACAGTATACTAGCCTGCCCTGTAAGTTCACGTAAGTCAAGGCTCCGCAAATCTAGACTACTATTGATCGTTGTTGGCCGACAGGTTGATGGGTTCGATCGTTGGTTGAGGAAAAAACAATTAATCAAAGCGGATATAAAAACTGGAGTGGACTTTATTGAGGAAAAAACACGCGACGAGTTTATGCCTATACTATCTGAGTATTTAAACGTACCTGTAGATACTATGGTAAGATTCTTGGTAAAGTCTGCTAAAGAACTCGCAATTGAATTGGGATAATTTATGCCAGAATTAAAAAATGAAATAGGATCGGCGGCAGTAAGCATCGCCGATACCGAGAAGAAAGCACTGGCCTTGATATCAGGCACACCCGATATTGACTACAAGCGAATGGTCATATACTTGACGTATAGGACTATTACGGAGAATCCAAACATAACCGTGAAATCCATTAAATGGATTCTAAAGAAGTACGCAATCGATAAAGATCTGATAGATAAGGTAGTTGCCGTATTGATGTCCAGGGAAGTATTTAATGCCATACATTTCTGGCCATCTACAAAAACGAAAGGTGTAAAACACTATAAGATTAATCCTAACAACGAAACGATGCAGCACTGGTTAGATAAAATAAGTACAAGTAGACCAGAGTTAAATCAGTTTTGCGTCGCTAAACCTAGAAAGTGATCATATAGATGAAGCTATTTAACCAACGTGGTGAAATACAAATGCTCCGCACTCTCGGTTCTGATACTATACCTGAAAACATGCGCCTTGCAATACTAGGTAAGCTAGACAAGTCGATGTTCCATTTGGACCCGGCACGTAAAGCACTTAGCCGTTTTCAAAAGATAGCTCAGAAGAAAGCCCAGATTATGGATTGGGAAGACCTTCTCCAAGACCCTGGACTGAGTGAAGAGTATCGAGAACTGTTTGAAGAAACAGATGTTAAACCCTGTAAGACTAAGAGATCGACGAAAGCCTTAGTGGAGCAGTTAGATGGGTATCGTAAGATTAGGTCGCTATACGATATAGGTAAAAAGATTAGTGAGGCCTTAGAAGGAGAGTCCGTTGACGTTGAGAGTGTGTTTGAGGAAATCGGGAACGATATGAATCACGCCAATCGCAACTACTCAGAAGATCAGACTATCTATAACTTTGGTTTGCGTGGTAACATGCAGAAAGTCCTCAATAAGGTTCTCTATTCTCCTGCCGAACGTATGTACAAGACGGGCTACAAGGACTTTGATGAACACAGCGGCGGACTCCCTACGTCAGGCGTTATGATTATCGCAGCTACAACGTCAGGAGGTAAATCAGTAACTTCAACCAATCTACTGGCAAATCTAAATGACTTAAACTCGATAAGTACTGTCCGTATTACATTGGAAATGAGTATTGAGCAAGAGACTAATCGCTTAATCGCTATGGTAACAGGAGCTCCGTTCTGGAAGATCAAGCAAGGTAAATTATCTAAGCGCGAGAAGAAAGAGCTTGAGCGTAAAATGTTGGAGTGGGATGCACTTAAATTGAAAGCTGGTACTCAGTTTGGCTTAGTTGCACCTACAAAGTCTATGACCATAGATGAGGTACTATCAATGGTCCGTCCGTTTAACTATAAGGTAATCTGTTTGGATTACATCAGTCTACTGGACGGGGTTGATGACGAAAATCAATGGCGTAAATTATCTGAGATTGCCGCAATCTGTAAGCGTTTTTCGGTAGCGACAGGTACTCTAGTTATACTACTTTGTCAATTGGATGATACCTCAAGTAAGCTACGTTACTCTAAAGGTATTAAAGAACATTGTGACGTTATGTGGAAGTGGAACTACTCTGAGGAGGAAGTCCGTGCTGAGAAAATCCTACACATTAAAGTAGATAAGAACCGTGACGGTGAGTTAATGCCGTTTGACTTGAAAGAGGAGTTTGACAGAATGCGAGTCAGCAACATGGATGGCTCTTCAACTAAGCGACTTGATCCTTCCGATGACGACGACAACGACTCAGATGGATCCCTCCTTAATGATGATGCCAAAAAAGTTAAAGGTAAAGGCTTCAAACGTAGTAAGCGTATTGGAAGTAGTAAGAAAGCCCTTAAAGATAAATCAAGCAAGAAACGTAAGAAGGATTTCGCACTAGAATGACAAAGAACCTAGAGCATCCCGTTTACGGGGCTTGCTCAGGGGAGGCGAACCCCTCCTCTGAAATACACGGGTTCATTACTGATGGACTTAGCGGTGTTTACATATTACCTACATTAGACGGTAGCCAAGCTATCCCAGTTACTGATAGAGTTGTTATCGAACCTGCCTACGTCGATGATTATGATGAACCTATTTGGGACAGCGACCTTGATGGTGAGAGCGTAGTCCCGTCTTACGACGACGGCGAATTTGACGACGAAGGTATACTAATAGGACCTGATGAAGTCGTTGAAGTCGAGCATCGGAATCACTTAGTACCTACTATACTATCTTCTGTACCTACTATAGACGAAAGTTCTATACCTTTCGGTAATGTCATCGACGTAGATGAAGACTATATAGAAAATATTGTAGAAAACACTAAAACCATTACTGAGGAAATGACTGAGTTAATGTTAGCCTCTCATGCTCCTCTTGCTTTTGCTGGCGATAGTGCTAATGCCCATTTGGAAGCCGTTATGCGGGATTGTTTCGGTGCGGACATCGAGCCTGATACTTCCTTAGAGTCTTATATACACGCTGTTACTCAGGCAGACTTAGTTAGTTATCTTTTAGAGAAACAAAAAAACTTATCTAAGCGGATGAAGCACTTAATGTTGGAGCAGTTTATCGCCAACATTATCGCCAACACGGATAAGGACTTAAAGCAGGCAAAGCACAGCGCCCAGTTTACTAAGTATAGGTCTGAGCTAGAGAATGCACACGCGAGAACTAAATCAGGTAAACAAAATAAAGGTAATCCTCTAGGTACTACTAGGGGTTTTTCTAACCCACGACGAATGGACGGTATAGATGGCTCGTAAGAAGAGATCATCCCCTGTTGCAGTCAGAAACAAAAACCCTGGACTAGTTTCAGGGATTTCTGATCTTATAGGCCTGACTGACGAGGAGACTGATTTAGAGGTCTCAGCGAATAATACAGACATGGCTATGATAGGGGAACCTAGTGATCTTGCTAAGCAATATGCAAACGAGGAGAGAGACCTCTTCGCTGTTATATCAGAAGTAGTCGATTCTAAGGACATAGTTCCTAGAGATTTAAAAATCGACGATAGCTCCATGTCCCAAGCAAAGAACTATTACGATTGGTGCACGAACGAGGAATTCCTCGGTTCAGATATGCCTCCGTACCTAGAGCAAGCACTCATTGGCGTTAAGCTTTTCTCAGAGTATTGCGCCCGATGTTCTGACCTTGAGTGGATGGATGATGGGGGTCACGACCCTCAAGACGGATTAGTAGAATTCGAACGCAGAGTAGTACTGTTAGAGTATGGTGTTTGTCCTAAGTGCCAGGCTAGACGTTCTCACATGATGCGTGACGAAGAACTAAACTTCTACAATGAACTCGCAGTTAACGCAGGACAGCGTTCTGGTAAGTCCGCCCTCGTCGCAATGTTAAGTACTTATCTTACCCACCGTATACTCAAAGCTCAAAAACCCACCCAGCTATTTAGGGTTAAATCAAACACCGTATTCCACGGAACTTTCGTAGCTCTAACCTATGCTCAGGCTAAAGATACTTTATGGGAACCATATTATCAGTACCTGTGTGAAAGCCCTTGGTTTCAAAAATATCATGCACTGCTTAGACGTTATGAGCAGAAGTATGGCCATGAAATATTTAAGTTAAAAGATACATTCGTACTTTACAGACACCGTAGTCTTATGGTATATCCTGCAGGACCTGATAAACGAACGCTTCGTGGTAGAACACGTATATTTGGTTGTATACCTGGAGATCAACTGATAAGCACTAGTGAAGGTCTTATTAGAATGGATAAGATTAAAGAAGGTTGGTGTTGGACAAACGTAGGAGCTAGTTACGGCGAGATAACTAAACATGTCTGCACGGGAACAAAAGAAATATGGGGACTCAAACTTAAATCTGGACAGGAGTTAAAGGCTACACCTGAACATAAGATTTGTGTTTACCGTAACAATAAGTTCAAGAAAGTTAAGTTAAAGAATCTACTAGAGACTGATAGAGTAGTTATATCGACAGGTGCTGAGTTTAGCCGCGAATTGAAATTTACTGTGGTGCAACCAACCCAATCATCTAGCAAGCAGATAGTTTATGCTGCTATGGCTAAGCTTGTAAACTTTACGCGTAAAGAAATTAAAGAAGCCTCTAACGGGTCGAAAGCCCTTACTAAGGTAATGACTCAACTTAGACGTAGCGGTATGATCGAACGGCACTACCGTAAAGGCGTCATGTACACGGGCATGGAACGTTGTTACTACAATATCACGGACAAGTTTAATCTTTCAGACTTAATACTTGATAGTTCCCACGATGGGCTAAATGTTGTTTTGCCTGAGTGTATGACAGATGACCTAGCAAGCATCTTAGGTTATCTAACTGCTGACGGTAATGTGCAAGATAAAGGTCAACGTGGATATAGATTCGATACAACTAACTTAGATAAGTATAATGATTACTGTGATAAAGTGGTGCGGACATTTGGTATCGCTCCAAGACATTTGCAAACTAAACGTCTTGGTAAGAAAGTATATCGAGCCTCCATAAGTCACAGACCTATTATAGAGTTCTTACAGAAAATAGGATGCACTTCGGACTACAGTGCATATAAGCAGGTACCTTGGAGTATTTTACAGGCACCTGAATCCTGTGCGATGTCCTACATTAGATCTGCGTTCGATTGTGATGGAGGCTTCCTTAGCCGAAAAACTGTTTACTACCGATCAACAAGTAAAGAGCTTATAAAGCAGATCCAACAACTTTTGCTTAGACTTAGGATAGCATCTAGTTTTAAGAAAACTAAATACGGAAGTAAGGGTGATTGGCATAAGGTTGATTATAAATACGGTGACAGGAAAGTTTTTCTATATAGACTTGATATGAGCCGAGAGTTCAGTCGTATATTTGTTAGTCACATAGGTTTTGATTTTAGGCGCAATAGTACTGCTTATGACACCGATGGGCAAAGTATGTATGAGGACTACTACGAACCTACTAAGGAGTTTGATTTATTTACCTCAGAAATAGAATATGTTAAACCTAGTAAGATCAAGGTTAAGACCTATGATATGACTGTCAACATTCCGGAACACGCATACCAAGCAAGCGGCATGCTTGTGTCAAATTCGGTTGATGAAATCGGCTGGTTCGACAATGACAAGAACAGCAGCAAGGTTAAGATTAACGGCTCGGAAGTTTACATTGCACTTGAGCGTTCGTTACGTACCGTACGTAACAGTGAGCGCAGGCAGTTAGCCTCCGAATACGATGAAGCCTTAACAGGTTACTTTATGAATATCAGTTCACCTAGTTCGCAACGTGATAAGATATGTGAATTAATCAGGCAGTCACACGGCAGTAAAAAACTACTAGGTCTACATAAGCCTACTTGGGAAATGAACCCCGACGTAACGCGCGCCGATTTAGACGATGAATTCCGAAAAGATCACGGTACCGCGATGCGGGATTATGGAGCTCAACCCCCACTATCTAGTAACCCATTCATTACGTCGGAAGAACTGGTTAAAGGTATTATAAAGAAGACTGGTCGTAATTTTGCAAACGTCACTTACAAGATATACAAAGCAAAAGACGGAGCTAAGTATCGATGGGGCTATGTAGATAAAGTTAAGTCCTGCGAAGGCAAGTCCGTTATGGCAGTCGATGCCGGCTACAGTAATAACTGTTTTGCCTTGAGTATAGGCAGCTTGCAGAAAGTAGAGGTTAATGGTGAAGAAGTTGTAATACCTGTACTTGATATTGTCGTTGAAATAAATCCATTACCTAGCATACCTCTACATTATCCTAAGATATATGAAAACATTATGATACCTCTTATAGAGGCTCGAAATGTAAAGATACTATTAGCCGATAGATGGAACAGTATAAAGCTACTGCAAGATGCTGAAATTAGTACGGATATTGACTTGTGGAAACAGTATAGCCTTAAGTATAGTGACTTCGTTGATTTTAAAACCAGGATGCAACAACAACAAATACTTATACCTAGACCTCACGTTAAGCAAGAGTTTGATGATATCTTAGCCTTAAGTACTCATGATGAATACCCTATGTGTTTTGAAAGGATGCCAGTAGAGCATTTTATCTTACAAATGTTGACTGTACAGGATGCAGGTAAGACCGTCATTAAAGGGGATGACCTTACTGATGATATATGGAGAGCATCTGTGTTGTGTATGTGGGGATTAACTAACCCAGATTTTATAGATATTTTAAAAGGTTCAGTAGTAAGTAGTAAGAGTAAAGCCGCACTAGGAGTAGCCTCTTACGGGTCTAAGGGATCTACAGGTAAGATGAATAATACTAGGAGCTTAATAGGTACTAGTAAGTCCCTTGGTAATAAACAAAGGTAGTTCATAATTTAGTAGTACAACATACGGAGAATAACAAATGACTAATAAGTTTTTCAATCCACTCGACAGTGTAGATATAGACACAAATACATCTGAATCAAGTAACAAAGACCCTAAGATGGAAAGTACGTCTATGGAGAGTAAATACGCCGAATGTCCAAAGTGTCATGGAGCTATGAAGCCTGTTAAGATAATTAATGATGAAGATGTAATATGGTGTAACGGCTGTCGTGTATCTTCTCCTATTAAGGAATAGTTTATGAAGTTCAAGCGTAGTACAGCACAATCTGCGGCAGAAACTGATAAGCGTAAGATTGCTTTGGGTGGGAATTCCCGCATAGGTGCTTCTTCACCTCGAGTCAGACAGAAGGTATTAGACTTAGACCAAGCGAATACTAAAAATAAATCATTCAGATCTACCTCATCAGGGCAAGGCTCTTCTGCAGGTAATATCCAGGTAGGTAGCGTTGACTTGGGCATTGACATGAGTCCGTTAATGGAAGGTTTCGATCTAGACCATCCTGACAAAATGTTATTTAATCTCTATAGAGACATATACCACCATGACGCAGTGTGTGGCAGTGCTACCGATATGTACGCTACCTTACCTTTTAGTGAGTTTAGTATCGGGGGTGCAGATGATAAGTACTTAGCACCCTACCGCGAAGCAGTAGAGATGTTAAATCTACGTACGGCTATGCCTGAGATAACAACTGATCATCTAGTTACTGGATCTTACTTAAGTTCAATGCTATACAGTAAGAACGAAAAGCGGTTCATTGATATGATGAATCACCGATTAGATAACGCAGAAATTAGTCCTCTTCCTTTCTACTCACAAGACCCTATTATTAATATGAAGATACCCGATGAAGTCCGCAAGACTTTAAGTATGGATAGTCCTCGTATTAAAATGTTAAAGAAGAAACTAGGTAGTGATTTTGTAAACAAGTTGGAATCAGGTAACTTGGAGCTCGACCCCCTAGGTACGATATATTTACCTCGAAGAACATTCTCCTTCGGGGAAGGTAGTTCTTGGTACCGTCGAGTAGTTCCTATTTATCTAATAGAGAAGAATCTATTCCGTGGTACTTTAGTTGAAAGTGGTAAACGTCAGCGTGGTATCATGCACTTACAGATGGGTGATGGTGACCAGTGGGAACCCAGCATTGATGAATTAGAGTTCATGACTGATATATTCCAAAATGCGGATTTAGATCCGTTGGGCGCTATCGTAGCAACACGCTTAGGTGTATCGGTAGATGAATTCAGGCAGGGTGGTGACTTCTGGAAAGTCACTGACTTATGGGACCAAACCTCTATGTTCAAGCTTAGGGCTTTAGGTATCAGTGAGGCGTTCCTGTCAGGGGAGGCAACCTACGCCAACATGGAAGGGTCGTTAACTGTATTCATCGAGAGTATGAAAGCTTTCCGTGATAGTCTCACTAGGCGCATATTCTACAACAAAGTATTCCCTCTTGTATCTATGATGAACGGTTACTCCATAAACCGAAAGGGTAAGATAATCACCAAGACAGGTTTAATGGATGGTGATATTGAAGATAAGCTAAGGCGTATGCAAGACGGCAGTAAGTTATTTATCCCTACTATACATTGGAGCAAGCAGCTTAGCCCAGAGGCAGATTCCAATAGAATGGAAATGTTACGAGGTATGCAAGAGCTAGGCGTACCTGTACCTTTACGTGCTTTAGCTGCCGCAGGTGGATTCAACTTAGATACTCTGTTAATGAATCAAGAAGAAGATATGTCAATGCAGCGCCAGATTCTTGAGTATGATAAACGTCTCAAAGATCTTAAGAAAACTTATGGTGGTGGCGGTGACGACGACATGGAATCATTTAGCTCCGTAGTAGGTCCACGTAGCCGAGTCCTAGCAGGAAAGGGTCGTCAATCTCTAGCTAGTCGGGACTTCGGTGAGCAATCAGAGATTGTGGGTCAGACTCGTACAGGCAAAAAGAAATGGATTTATAATCAGAAACTTGCGAACGAGCAAGCTAATGGTAGCATAGTACGAGCGATGGGAGAGATTACCGCTAATCAACAAACGCCTCTTACTCACCGCACTAGGACTTCTAAGAAGCCTAGAAAATCTGAGTTGGATGCAATGAAAAGAAGTGGACTTTAATATGTTTAAAAAACTAAGCAAGTGGTATTCATCCATATTGTCGCGTAAGAATAAAGTAAAGACTGCCGTACGTAAAGCAAGCGGCATGAGCCCTACCTATAAAGAAATAATGGAATTACAGAAAGAACTATTAGACTCTTTTTATTATTCTATATTTAAAAGTATTAGTAAGCGTAATGCAGGTAACTTATACTCTTTTGGATTCAAAGACGGTTCCGACCGTCCTAGATTTACAGCACGAGGCGCTTACCTTTGGAGACGTGAGATTAACGAGCCATACTTATTCAATCTCGGCTACTACGAGAATTCAAATAACATACTGACCGCCTCATTGACTAGAATGCACCTACAGCAAGACCGTGAGTTATTTGCGCGTTCGATGGACCGGGCTTTGTTTGACTCAGTGGACGTAAATCAAAGTAAATTCAAACTTGATGACAAAGGACGCGCCTTAAACTTAAAGTCCGAAGAAGAGTACTGGAAGCTGTATGTAGACATGGCTATAATAATGCCTGTCTATTTCTTTGATCAGCCTGATATTACATTCTTTCTTGATCATTTTTACAGAGCTTTGTTTAAATTGATTGCCATGGAGCGCCTTACTTCTCCGGGCCATATAAAAGAACACTTGCGAGAGGAACTTGAGAATGAACTATTTTTTAGATCCCAGGTAGGTTTCTACCCACTTAATGTCGCTACGTATACGCATTTAAGGAACGTACTGCCTGAGCGTATATCAAAGCGTATGAGTTCGGTCCTACTGAAAGTTAAGAAGATGAACCAAGGTGATTATATATCACCTATTGAGACAGCACGACAAGCGAGTTTAAGATAATGGATATAGTAACTTTTGCAGATAGACTTAAAAAGAAGAAGCCCGATTCTATTGGTTTGAGACTTATATTCCAATGTGTTAAATCTCCTCAATACGGGATAGGCGTTAGGTTCAGCTTTAAAGATAGAGTTGTTCCTGAATACGTTTACCTTAGTACAGCTAGTGGTGACAATATTACCGACCTTACTCTCAGTAGTGATATAAAAGTGCTAACCAACATCAGTGAATTTCCAGAACCCTTTATTGTGGCTATGGGCCTAGTCATCCAGAAAGTTAATTACTTTCTAGACGGCACAGTTTCAGATGTAAGCCTTCTATCTAAGTCTAACGCTACTGTGAATGGTTTCTTATTTGATATTTAAGGAGGTGACATGGAAGAAACTACATTAGAAGAACTCACTAAGTGGTATGCAGACCAGTATATGGGAGGCTATACCTCTTCTTTAGTAGGAGAGGGAAGCTGGAATTCATTTGATCTAGATATAGATAACCTACTGAGTAAGCAAGATCAAATGGACTACATTAAGGAGTTGACATCAATTGTCAGCGCTGATTTTTACTCTAAGTATACTCCTATGCAGATCTCAGATAACCCCGATTTAACCTACGAGTACTATTACGCTATGGTTGAGTCTACAAACGAAACGAAACTCCGTGCGTTACATAAAGCACATACATTAAGGACATCAAAATGAACGACCAACTATTCGGATATGCTAAAATAGAACTTACAACGGAACCTAAAGTAATTATCATACCTGAGGGTCTAGACGATTACCAAGAACATGCAGAGCTTATATCAGGGTTTGGAGACGTAGCGGAGGAGTATCTACCTGCCTCTGATATTATAGATTACACTACTGCTGAGCTTTTGGTACCAGCTTTTGCGTCTTACTTGGCTGATTTAGGAGGAGATTTAGCTGAGGAGATTTCAGAGCTAGGCGGGGTCCTTGTTACTCAGGTAATTCGATTGACTGGTCCATGTCCATCAGTCTTAGTACTGGTAACAATGTACGTTGGTGTAGATGACGACGATGAAGAGGAGGAGGACGACGATGAAGCGGAAGAGACCTGGAACTAGATCTAACTCATTATGCTAAAGACTCAGGTAATGTGTCATCATTGTGTGACACCTCTTTTAATAAGCATGAATGAAGCTTCAAACAGAGTTTCTGTGGTCGTCACTCTTGGTAAAGACCCAGAAGATATTAAGTCCGAGCTTCGTAACTTGTACGATTTAACGTTTCCTAATTCATCGCCTAACTACCTATTCGTAGAGTCAGTAATGAACATGGGTAGGCATACATTAAAAGAAGTCTACAAGGACTATACGGGTAGAATTGCCAAGGGCTCAATTAAAGAGCAAGACTAAAAGAGGGTGGCTCAGGCTGCCCTTTTTCAGGTCTCCACTATACTGTAAATAGAGAGTAATAGAAGATAACTAGGAATATAGCATGACTAAGTACTCAGGCTTAATAGCAATCACATGTAATGGTTTTACTGCCGTTAAAATACATCTACCTGAAGGTGGCGAACGTATGTCGTCTTTAGTTCTAGCACTCGCCTCTAAGTTCAACACAGAAGAATCGTTATCGGAACTTCATACTAAAGTGATGGGTGATATAGATTTAGGTAAACCTATTCCGTACTTAGCCGACATGTATATAGATGCCTGTCTTCCTCCTGTACACAATGTAATCTTTCAGTTCAGGACAGCAGGTAGTTCAGTCCTCAACACGTTAGGTAGATACGACAGCATCATCCACTTAGGCTATGAGTTGGAACCTTCCAGCGAAGATTATAAATTTAAGAAATCATTCTTGTCACCTATCTTCACAAACCTTGAAGACAACGGTATGGCACACTACACTAATGAGATTCGTCTGACCGATAACAATCCAACTATCGTCATCGAACATAAATCCGAGATAATCTACTAATGGCAAAGAAGAAACAGAAGAAGCAATTACCTCACTTAGATCTAATTGATGGTAACAACTGGGCCAACCGTGCGTTCTATGCAGTAGGCTTTGGTAAACTCGATAATGGTAAAGGCTTTAATACCAATGCTATTAAAGGGTTCAACACAATGATTATGTCTTTGATAAACAGACGTAAGCGCGAAGGCATTAAAGACCATCGTATCTGTGTTGCGTTCGATGTACCTTCGTTCAAAACATTCCGCCATGACTTGATTGAAGAGTGGGTTGAATCGAATCCTAAACGCGCTATAACTTGTGGCATGGTAAAGCCCGACGATAAAGAGCATTCTCATTCATACAAAGGCAATCGTAGTAAAGACCCTGAGGTTGCCGACTCTATGCGTGAGCAAATCAAATGGATTCAACGATACCTTAAGGCAAGTGGTATATGCGTTGTTATAGGCGCGCCTTATGAGGCCGACGATTACTTAGGAAGTATAGCTTACCAGAACCAAGACAATGCAATCATTGAACTTCAAAGTCGTGATAAAGATTTTGCTCAGGTTGCTGTCGAAGGTAAGGTTACGCATGTTATGCCTGCTCAAGGTAAGCTACCTGAAGTTAGGATAGGCAATGACGAAGAATGTATTAAACATTTCGGAGTTAAAGTCAACCAAATCATTGAGTACTTAATGCTATGCGGTGATAAGGTGGATAACATTACGGGCGTCGACGGTATCGGATCTAAGACGGCAGTTGGGTTACTTAACGAGTACGGTAAGTTAAGTAAACTAAAGGCAGTACGTAAAGATATAAAGGGTACAGCCGTTTGGAAGAGAGCAATGCGAGGTGATAAAGGAACGAAAGGCATACTGCCTCCTTTCTCACTAACACGTAAACTAGCACGTATTAAAATAGACATCGAAGATTTACCTAGTATGGATGATATGCGTATGGGTGAGATCGATGGTGACAAGATACGTAAACTTAAAAAGAAATTCAAGATGACATCGCTGATGTTCACATAAGGAAACACTATGATAATGTTACAGACAGGTGGGTATAATCCTTTAGCCGATGAGGTCCGCACGGCCCTTATTACTGCAATCATTGACGTGATGGCTAATGACGATAACGTAAATAAGATATACGGCCGTATATTAGTCGTTAATCCTGAAACTAATAAGCGTATATTTGAAGGAATACCTGAAGACAAGATTAACAACCTATGTGTTACTCTTGACGTATCGCCTGACGCTATCAGTATGTTTAATATAGATGGTGGATTTATTCACACGTTAGTTCGATTTGAAGGAAAGGCAACTGACTTGTTTATACCAGTAGGTAGTATGATTAACCTAACTGCTATATCTCCTACTAACGAAACGTTGTACCAAGAAGTGCTCAACCCTTATATTAATCAAATGGCTCCTGCGGAAGTAGTAGCGCCCGTTAAAAAGAAATCCCATTTATCGTTGGTGAAATAGCATGAGTTTAGACTACGTATTTATTATAGAGCCTGATGATGCAGAGGCATTTGAGAAGTTTTTCTCAAACAAAGCTGTTAAGCGGGATAAGATGTTCACTGGTTGTACTTGGCTTGACGTTAAGCAAGACCTGTTTGAGCCTGTAGGTTTCTTTACCGGGGATGACCCACACGCGGTCATGCTTGCTAAGCTCGATAACGGAACGTTCTGGGTAGATTTAACTATTCGGTATGGCAGTAAGACTTTAGACCAGATGGCCTCATTCGCGTACAACCTAATATCACGTCACGGTAAGGTCTTCGTATATGACGACTCTGCTATCTTCCCTGATGAAGCAAATGAAATAACCGCTTTAGACGCTGACCTACACTACGGCAAAGAAGTATCTAGTTTACACGAATCTATTTATCCTACGGTTAAAGAATCACAAAACTGTAAATAGATATTAGACCAATAATCAATATAAAGGAATACTCAACTTGAGTTAACTTAATTATCCTCTAGGAGACAGAGAAAAATGAAAGTCAGTAACAAAAAATTAGAAGAACTTCTGGCAGGGGGCATAGGCTCCAAAGCTACAATTCAGACGGGTACCTCTCGCATAGTTGAGCGTGAGTCTAACGTCTTTCGAGATTTAAACAGTAAAGACTTTGATGTCCTTGCTGTTGGCATGAACTGCTTCAATGCCATGGGCGTAGGCGTACTACGTACTCTTTCTGAAAAATATCCACAGTTCTCCCAAGTGGATAAAGAAAGCGGTAAAGGTAACGAATCTAAATTAGGTACAATTAAAGCTTGCACTACGGATAAAGGTACGGACCTGGTAAACTTATACATACAGTTCGGCTATGGTAACTTTAAGACCAAGAAGCACTATAGCGATCACACTGGTCATATTAACCTTAAACATTTTGCAGATTCACTGCGACAGCTATTTAACCTTTACCCTCATGGGCGAATCGCATTGGCTCAGCCTGGTGTAGGTAACAACGGTACTCCTTTAAAGTTGATTGTGCCTGTTATAAACGAAGTACTTGAAGAGTACCCTGATCGAACTTTGATTCTTTATAAATTCAAAGCAAGACGATAAGGTAATATGATGAACTCACAACTATTTCAACCTAATGTGCTACCTGAAGTCATCAAGGCTATTGCGCCTATACCAAAAACAGTAGATGTAGATGGCAGCCTTAATCTCATGTACAGTCTGCAGGTAGAGTCTCAAATTTTATTAGATGTAGATTATAAAATCTTCTGTGTTGATTCTACATCTAATGAATCCGACCCTCATTCGACTGGTAATGCCCAAACTACTTCCTTCATAGTTATGACTAAAAGAGGTATGACTAGCGAAGATGATATTGACGTACTACTGCTGTGTAATGGTAGGATATTCAATCCGGGTCATTGGATGAATGACGTACTACTGAGCTTAAGTCAGGCATTCATAGATATAAAATCCACCGAATGTTTATCTCAATACGATGTAATAGCCAAACAGATAGGCTTGCCTGAAGGCAACTTGATTTCAGTAATGCCTGGCGACATAGTAAATTCACTTGAGAATCTATCTATTGACGTAGATAACATAAGTAGATTGAACTATATAGACGAACACATTGAGATAACTTTGTAGGAGAATTACCATGGGCGTATTAAACAAATCCGACTTCTATGTCGAAACATGGAACTGGGCTTTTGGTTCTTTGAAGAAAAATGTCAAGTCAGACAGTCCTGAATTGAAGCAGCTATTTGAACTTATACAATGCACAGCATTGATGTCTCCTTTCGTAGAAGCCATCACGTTAGATGAAAGCAATAGTCATTTTATAGTATCTATAAAAGAATCCCAACATAATAATGAGTCTAAGTTATTACAACACTTCGCGTCTATTGACCCTGACTGTTTAGATGGATCTATTACCACTCCGGAGTATTTCATTGATGTAGCCGAAAGAAGTAACGTAACGCTAGTGGTGCTACTGACGGGTACTGATAGTAGATACAACTACCGTGAGTACTGCGGACTTAAAGCAGTACACTTTACCGAAGGATGTGGCCTAGACCCATTAGTACCCTCTGCTGATTATCAAATAGCTTTTACTATGTCGGACTTTAACGATGTTTTTATAGACGATGCAGGCGCAGGTATATACAAAGTAGGGGCAGTGGAGATTGACGACGACGAGAGATTTATAAGTCCTATATGTGCATCCGCTGACGCCATCAACGCCTCCAAGAAAATCAGAGGACAGATGTACTTAAAGACTACAATAAAACACGCTATCGGTAAGACTAAAAGGTCCCACAAGAGAAGAAAGTAAATGAACCTATACTATTACGTAGTGGTTGGAGGTGAGCTTAGTTCTCGCCTTCGCAATCTGCAAATTTTAAAGGCCGATGAACGACTAGCGAGATTGGACGTTCTTGCTAAGTATGATGCGGAAGATATAGGTGCTGACTCAAAACAAAACCCTTACCTTGCATATTCATACTTGGTAGATAACCCTATGTTTCGACATAAACGTCTCGTTGTGGAAAGTGGGTATGATAATTTGTACGCACACTTTCCAGATACTAGGACCTTAGCTGGCCGTCAATTACTTAGTGATATAGATAGTGCCTCATATATCACTAAGACCGACTTAGTACACAACACTACGTTCGGTAATCCTGACGGCAAACTGCGTTTTGAGTGCCAACCCATATTACTAGTTAAGCCTGACTATGATCTTTTGATTATGGCCGTATGGGGAGAGAAAGAACCTTATATTATGCTACATAGTGACTATGTGCAAGTTAACCCTAAAAGCCTAGTGTGGCTAGATGAAGTCCCTACGGACACCGCCCAAAGCGCTTTAACACGCCTCCAAAGCTACTCTGACGGGGCTGTTTTTTCATCTAGTATAGACACATACAAAAGTCGAACTGCTCGATTATTGACCAAATTAAACACTACTTCTGATACCTTGGAGAGCTGGCGACTCCGACAGAGATTACTAGATATGTGCGATATATTGGATTCTTTAGGCGTTGATTCTTCTGAGGTCAGAACTAAAATTTAAGTATCTGGCCTGCTTTAAAAAGGAATAGACCATGCAAACCACTGTTACTAAGAAAATAAAACGTTCTCTAACCTGTGCGCATCTTGAGATGCAATCAATGAGTAATCCAATATACGCTAAACTTATTGCTGTCGCCTCAAATAGTACTAACCCTTTAGAGATCATACGTGGTATGGATCTTGATGAGAGTGACCTTCAATCTATATTCGTGCTATACGGGTTAGAGGAGAGATCTAGATCCATTAACATTAACTATGGAGATACAACACTGACCTTGATGGGTATTGCCGAGAAATTCGACGTTGACCCCGTTTGCTTACTAGCCCGGTACGAGACTCACGGTTCTAATGTGAGAAAGTTGCTTATAGACTTCAATATAGAACTATGGAGTTATCATAACCGTTTGTATTCTAAAGAGGACTTGGAGAAAACTACTATGTGTAAACTTGAGGATATACTATCAGACAATCCCCCTAAGGCCGCATTGAAAGTCAAAGAACTTATCAACCGCCTGCCTGCAATGGTAGGCAGTAGTGATACATCAAGTTACTAGATGGAGGGGATTTAAAACCAATCCCCCTAATCACAGATTATGACTCCAGACCAACCTCCCTCTTGGTACATCATCTGTAATTCTAGTATTATCTTTCTAGGATAGTCTCTGTTTTCTTTCTTAGCACTTAATCTACGTCCTCCATTAAAATTCTCAACTCCATCAAAATATTGATTCCTGTCTACCCCGGAAGCTTCTGCTAGATTTTTCTCTTTCCATATCCAACCACTACCTCCGTTATACATTGCAAATGTTAAGGCCCAGTCGTTACACTCGTCTATGGCATCTACTTTAGTTTTAAGCTCATTGTCGTATAGCATCTGAGCCTGTATAGACCATATAGGATTTAGTGCATCACCATACGATAACACAGGATATTTGTTCTTAACGTGCTCTTCCGTCTGTGGTGTAAATTGAGCTAAGCCTTCGGCGTAAGGACTCTTGGCGTCCTCTCTCCATGTACTCTCTTTATGAATCTGTGCGGCCAGTATACTTATAGGTGCATTGATCCCAAAAGTCGCTTGGGCATGTCTAATTATATCAGCCTTATACTGGTTAGCATTGCTAGGTATAGACTGGGTGCTCTCGACCCAAACTAAAGTATAAGGCTTTTCTTCTACGGGTGTCGGGCTCTTCTGCTTCTCAGTAGTACATCCTACCACAAAAACAGAAAAAGCCAGAACAAGGGCTGGCTTTATCATAATAATCTATACTCCTTGACTAACTCCAATTATCATACCTACGATGATAATCGCTCTACGTATGTTGCACATACCTACAAGCTGATACAGACCCCTAGTAGGATATTTTTCATCCTCAATGACTTTAGCCAAATCTCCTGGTCTAAAGTTCGGGAAAAGTATGTAATCTAAGAAGTAACCTATGATGGCAGCTACTGTCACCATACTCAACTTATGTAACATTAACGGGAACTTCACATTAGGGCTTGTACTAAATATAAAGTAGACTAGCCCTAATGCTATTAGAACAAAAACAAAACGGAAACATCGTGCGTACAGGTTCTCTCGGTTTAAATTTCTAATCATTATTACAATCCTACGGCCAGTGCTATGAATGCAACTATCTTCCAGCTCCATGTTTCAATTTTGCTTTCCAACTGCTGCTCTTTAAGTTTATAATCAGAGTAAGCTAAATCCGACTCAAGGCGAGCTGAACGGGCTTCCTCTAATTCTGCTAAATCTTTAATCATATTAGCTTGCTGCACATACATAGAAAGGAGCTTATTCATTTCTTTAACGAGTTTGGCATTACCTTCCGCCGCATTGTGTATAGCCAATAATCTTTTAACTTCTGCACTATTGAATGTTAGTACTTTACCTTGAGTCCCATCATCTGATACGATACTCTCAAGCGCACCTTTAGGTTTATCTGGAACAGCTATAGCGTCTATTACCTGACCTTCTAAGTTCGGCATATTGCTAATACGTAAGTCCGATACAGGGAACTCAGGAGGGGACATGCAGCCGGTAAGGACTGACAAGATTAAGGCAGTAAAAAATAATTTCTTCATTACGTGGCTCCATCTTCCCAAGAAGTAAATACTTCATTTTCTGTACTAAGACCTTTAATCTTCTCTGTCTTAGTTGCATACTCCTGGCGGACTTGCTCTATCTTCTCTTCCTGGTTATCTATAGCCTCACGACTATTAACTACCATGTCTATCTTAGCATCTTTTTGTCTGGTATGGATTTCTTTCTTCCGTTGATTTAACATTTGACTACTACGTCTATCTCCCATCATCAGAAATAAGGCACTACCTACAGCAACTAAGATGATTAGAACCCATTTTAACCAACTTCTACTTTTTGTATCATCCAGTTTATCTAGAATAGCTTTCTTTTGGGTAACTGGTGTTTTTAATTCAGTCATGAGTATACTCCTTTAATATGTATTATTGAATACGAATTTGTCTGACCTAAGCCAGAGAGGTTATTATGCTTTTTCGATCTTAATGATTCTTGCCTTTAGCTTTGTTTATCATGCTATCTATGGCGTAGCCTATTCCAAAATAAGTAAGAATACTGGCATTAGGCTCATTCGTTAATGTTGTGATGAAGGCAACTAAGCCTAGCGCTATGCTTGATATACTTGCATCAATATGACTGGTCCAGTACTCGATGAAAGAGATATCGTCCCGCTTACACTTTTTTATATAGTGTACTATCACGCCGCTGGCCCATGACATGAAGGCTAGGACGATGTAACCCCATGAATAATCCGTAATGTAACCTAGTAAGGCTCCTACTTCAATTTCTTCCATAGGTATTAACTCCCGGATTACACCGCTATACTATTATCAGCTATATAGTTCTTCCATCGTCTAGATGCTTCGTCAAAGAACGCCTTTATCTGTGTGGCATCTTGAGAGTCAAAAGGAGACTCTATACCCTTTTCGGTCAAAAGCCCTTGTAAGACAGCTTGGTAAGCCTCTTGCATCTCACTAAGTCCCTTACTCTCAGACGTCAAACGGATCATTATTGAGGCCTTCTCACCTACTGCTCTGAGACCACCGAAATTTTGCATTAACATATAGTATCCTATTGCTTTTTGATTTAACTTACATATAAATTATATAAAGCGAGCGAGACTTAATACCACGCTCGCGTAATGCCCTATACTCCGAGCGTCAACGATATGTCATTAACGGCTATTGCTGATTCAGAGGTCACGTCAAGTTCTAGGAATTCCAAATCAGATTCGCTATCTATTTCACCTACGTCAAAAAAGAAAGCTGTACCTACCGTATCTCCGCCGTATGTCATCCCAGGGTAATTGGAACCTACCCCAGAATTAGAAGCAGCTAATACGACTGCCATTGACATCTTACCTTCTTCTATGAATTTTAAGGGATCTGCTGCTACCGCTCCTGAGAAACCTATGATTAATTTATTATGTGCAGGTTGGTACCAAGGACAATCATTTTTATAGTAACCATTACCTGCTAACACCTTACATCCTAGATCATTTAAAGACTGTTTTAGGGCGGAAGGTGTTATTAAACCTTTTGTGCTACGTGCTGCATCTAAGGCTGCATCTTTTTGGGCATCGGTAATACCACCTTCAGGGGTTTCAAACACATAGACCCCTGTATAAAAAGCCTGGTCTATTAATCTTACTATATTGGCAGCAGCTATACTTTTTGACACTTTAATCATTTCGTCAGTCCTATTCAAAGGTTATTATTTCGTCTGTTACTGGTGTTTCGGGAATTGTAACCTGCAGTATTATACTGCCGCCTACGTATTCCGCGTTAAAGATTACGTCTTCGGACTCTATTGTGATAATGTCATGGGTAAATTCATTACCTACGTTTACATTAAAGTATAAGTCACCAGTCGGATATCTAGTGCCAATAACGTCATAATTAGAGATATAACTATCGTTAGACTCTAATGGTTTTAATCTATCTACTGTAACATGAAATGTTGATACTTGATGATCAGGGTCTATCCAATTCATGTCTCCTAAGTTGGATAAGGCAATACTCCCAGGTTCAAATCTTACCACTAAATCTACTGAACCTTCAAGGACATTCTGCATTACCTTATCAAACTGGTATTCACTAAATACATCTATGGTATCGAATATCCAAAGACTTATGCCGCCTTTGATAGGCAGGCTTGTGCTCGCTAACCCGCTCATATTTACTCCAAGATAATAAGATTGGGCTTCCTAAGAAACCCAATCGCTGTTATACGTAAGTAACAAGTCCATCATCATACATAACTACAACGTCCCCTAATAGGGAGAGTGTACCTGCAGCAAGTTTAGCTGACTCTAATTCAACATCCCTGCTAGAGAGAATGTTGGTATTTTCGCTCGCTACACTTTGCGTGCTAATCCCTACTTCGTTCGCACCTAAAACTCTTATAGATACATCCTCTTTAGGATCGACTAGGTCTAACGTACAGCTACTACTAATAGTAGGTCTGACTGATGTATCTGGGTCAGGTGACTGTTGGTCTGAAACTAGTTCATCTAAAGCTAAAAAGGACAATATAAGTTCTGGGATTAAAGGTAGTCCTGAGAAAGTAGCATAAGCTATTCTCGTAAGACTAATGAGAGTAACGTTAACGTCCAGGTTTATATCCTTATAAAGTATATCCGTTATTGAATATCCTTCTAAGGTAGTCGCCTTCGCCCCAATGAACACGCTCCGGCTTAGTGGTGTACTTATCCGGAAGTTTGAGTAATCATAATCTGTATGCGGGTCAAACTCACCCTGCAAGAGAGTAAATGCCGAAACGGTCGTATAGCGATTTTCATCACCAACAACCGTTTCGTTGATTAGGGAGAATGTAGGTACTCCATAATCAATCTCAAACCCGATATCCATAGGACGCAAAGCACTGTTAAGACTAAATGAAGTTATGTTATCTGACTCTAACACGGTATTCAGTGGTACCATATTCATGGAGAACACACCGGGCTCATTCAAACCAAATACGTCATTGATGACTGCTAGAAGTCCCATACATAATCCCCGTTAAGTGTTTAACTGTACTACGATATCGTTAATTCTGTATTCTTGGTTTTGCTCAATATTACCACCAAGAAGTTCGATATCCGCCCCACTACCTACATCACCAGCCGTGCCTATAATAACAGATTTAACTCCTTTCGAAGTTGTCAGGTCTGTATTTACCGTAGGACCTAGAGCTAAAACGAAGAAACCTAAGGTTCCATCTTTTCTCCACGTCAAATCCGCTTGACTATTAGAGAAAGGGAACGACGTACGGTCTGGACTAAGACGTTTAGGTTTAACGGTAGCCGCCGTATATACATATCCTAAAATAGCGTTACTCGCATCATGTGATACGATTGCATTAAGTAGATCCGACATGCTTAACAGGCCTAAGGATCTGAACGGAGAGACTAGGGCCAGGTACTCAGCACGAGTAGGCATAACGCCTTCAAAGAACATTATGTTATGGCTCTGACTATCCGAGGTTAGGACGCTATGGGTGTATCCTACCTTAATTGATTCAGATATCTTTATCATTATACTGTCTCCTCTAGGTAAGGTGAACTGATTTTAAGGTTAATTACGTTGAATGGGATTTCCGCTATAGCTGTAGCGCTATTCAACGTTAACGGTAGTTGTACTTCAGGTCCACCTGCATCCATAATAATAACAGGAAGCTCTTTAGACACTTCATATACTGATGATGGATTTACTAGAGGGTATATCATTGCCCATGTTACAGGAGGTCGCGCAGATTGAGTAGGATCTGTGTCACCACATAGAAGTAAGGTAGCAATACTGTGTTTATTAGTACAAGTCGAAACAACTTTAAATTTAGTACCTGTAGCACTATCGCCTAACTCAAGTAATCCCGAGAAAGCATTAGTAAGGCCTGTGCCGATTTCAGTCCACGTAGTATCACCCGCGTCACGAACGAACACATGTAGAGTAGTACCTAAGGCTGCCGCATTAGCTGCTTTAGCATGAATGGCTGAAACTGTAACTTCTTCATTGAAGACATACTCTATCTCTAAGTTCTTAGGATCATCTAAAGCGGCGTCAAAATCGATGGCCGTAGTAGTTTCTGGGTTAAATATAGAGCCGTACCCAGACATGAATGTAAGTTTATCTTGTATAAGGAACGTATCTTTAAGTGTAGATAACACGTTCGCTTCCTGTGGGATGAAGTACCACGTAGCAAGTACTTCATCGAAGAAGTGGATCTTGTTTTGTAGTAACGTATCACCTAAGGTATTGCCACGTAAGAAACGAACGCTGTCTCCGTTAATTATTGAAGCATCTATATTCATCTGACACTCGGCATTCTTAAATACCTCGTCTGCCTTAGACATATCAAATGATACGCCCTCGATGTTCTCTGGAACGGCGCCAGCGAATAGAGCCAAGCCCCATGAAGATCTAAAAGGACTTGAAGCAAGTCCGTACGAAAATTGATAAGCATTATCTAAATACATAATGTGATTCCATTATAGTTTAAAATTTGGGGTCTATGCGAACAACCCCCATGTTTTTACAAGTGCTACAAGAACGTATCACTATATTAAATTATCTTATTGTTAAATAGGTTCACCTATTGATACATGGATATCATTATCCGTTCCGATGTACAATCCGTACTCCGTAAGAGACAAAGATCTACAAGCACTTGTATAAGGTCTATGGATCGCAAGACCTGAGGTATCTGAATCTAATTGAAGTCTCCATATACCTGCATAAGTAGACTGCTTACATGCGACATAAAGACCCGAAGGTGTGCTCTCTAGGTCATCGTAGTAGGCTAGCTCAGGAAAGCCTGTCATAGCTTCGAAGTTTACGGAATCTTCATTGTATACCATAATAGAGGCTAAGGTAGCTCCATACAAACTACCTTCATGTATTGCTAAACCTCCCCAATCTTGGATTTCTGTATTAATTGATGTGAAGTCGCCCGTACCTCCTGTCTGCTTATATACTAATCCTTGGAAAGCAGCAGCATATACGTCGGTACCATCTGACGTAAGGCAAACCCATTGTGCGTCTATGGGACCTCCTTGTACCACTATAGCATTAGTAATAGTATTCATCTTATATATAGCACCCGAACCTCCAGCACCACCTACACAGCCATACAATTGGCCATTTAGAGATGTTAGATCTGTCCAATCCATCTCCGCAAAAGCAGTTACTACGAAGTCGCCTGTACCTCCTGTCTGCTTATATACGAAAGACTTATCGCAAGCGAATACGTCAGAGCCGTGCTGGGTCATCCCAATCCATTGCCTTGTTTCTTGGCCCAGCCCTGTAAAATCTACAAAAGCTAAAGGGTCTGACCCTTCACGTAATCTTAACTCCAAATCGGAAAATATTATAGTCGCGGAGCCTATAATAACGTCAGACGAGCCTTCGAAGTCACAGCCTGAGCCTTCCAAGCCAAACGATCCTACTAACATTCCATAGCTTGTAGTTTTTAGGGGAAGTGCGTCACTACTAGTCCACGCCATAACAGCAAAGGTCGCAGTGCCGTCCACTACCGCAAATGCTTGGTCTGTGCTAGCTTCACCCATAGAGAACTTTAACTTGTTATGCAACTTTTCTACTTTAGCAGTACCTTCTGCCCCATTAGACGTAAATGGAGTGTTCATATAGTATAGGAGTTTAGGGCCTAAGTTCTCTATTGCATCTATTGTCGGAGCTAAGTTGAACACCTCAGCTAAGTCATCGTCATAATCCAAACAGGCTTTAATCTCAGATGGTTGTGGCATAGTTCCCTCAAAAAGGAATATCTGAAATTTACCTGAATTGGAGTGGTATACGTGCAGTAAATCCTGGAGTGCAGGAACATTTATCACACTCATTATATCTCCTAAAAGCCTTTTAAGTACAAGACTTACTTAAGTTAATTTTACAAGGCGCTAGACTGATCACACTCAATACTATACGCCGTCCAATGACGCCATCTTAACTTCTAGGGTCATTCCATGTATTGAACAGTTCTCCGAAAACAATTTGCCTAGTCTCGAATACATCTGAATCTGTACCACTGAGGGGTAAACTAGGAAATCTAAGTGCAGCATTAGACCCTGTTAAACCCACATCGAGAAGCATAGATTTTATTTCCGTTCGTAACTCTGAGCTATACGAACCTGAGATGCTAGGGGGATATACCATGATACCCCATTTAGGATCGACACTCTCTGTATCCATAGACGTAGGCCTAGCTGACGTATATGGTATTATGGAATATACGTCAGCTGTATGGTCATTTGAATTATATCTGTTGTCGAAGTCGTAGGCTACGATACTAAATTTAATCTGCTTCGCTGTAAAAGGTGAGGTAAACACTGCGTACTTTTTACCTTGAATCTGACCGTCACGAAATACTTGCTGTAGTACCCAAACATCGTCGTCACTATCTCTGGCGTATACGTATATGTCTGTAAGGTAACTACTTCTGCTATTAAAATCCTTAGAATGTATAAAGAGTCCATCAAATAGAATAGCATCATCATAGACATACTCCAAGCTACGGCCTTCTCCCCAAGATCTCACACCTGTGACTGACTGAATATACTCACCACCATATAGACGCAAACTAATTAACTGTGCGTTCGTGGGACCTTCAGGTCTTAAGTAAGACGTAATATAAGTAGGTTTTTTAACAAACACCGCAGTACCATTACTATCGTCATTCGATACGAACGTTCGTTCTGTAAATTTTGATAAACCTGCAGACCCTATTTGGCTTAATGTGCAAGAGTTAGGAGCAGTTCTACTTATACTAGCATAAGCTACAGCGGAAGCACTCTCTAAAGCCTCACTCAATGTTTTAAACACCACATCATCCACGGAAGCAGGTTTTTCTGAGTCGTATAGCAGTATGGCGTGACTTCCATCTTGCTGAGTTGTAAACCTTTCAGATAAAGATCTGTCGAATCCTGAAGAAAACATATTCATTCCTCCTTATAAGGTAGCTAGACGCCCTGTTAGGGTGATTGACAAATCGCGCAAGCTTACATCCCGATCAGCTTCATTAATCAAGAATAAGTGGTCATTTTCTTGAAGTAACGCATCGTGGCCTAAAGAGCTAGTAAAAGACCCAATTAATTCACCAGGCATGAACGTTAAAACGCCTATTGTGGTGTCCACATTAGACACATTCTTAATCTTTATTTGAAAATCGACACGGACCGATGAGGCCTCATCACATACGGCCTTGCACTTAATTAAGCCTTCGTCGAAGATTATAGTGCGTGGACTTACAATCTTAGCTATAGAGCGGTAGCTCATTGGGCGGCCCCATACTGACATCGCTATGTCATATGGATGCGATTCTGTATCACCTACGGGAACCCATTCTTCCTCAGTAAGGCTGTACACATAAATACCGGGAGTGTTAGTGCCCTCTGTTTCAGTTAATTGGAATAACTGTGAGCTTACTGGCTCTAATGGAAGTATAGGACCACGTCTAGATGAATTTACCATCTCGCGTTGGATCTTAGATGCACCTACCAGTTGAATGCCATCAGTTAACATAAATTTATCCTCTTGTATGTTAATGCTACACCTTTCGATGTAGCGGGTGTTTAACAGTATTAAGTAAACACGTTTAAAACGATATCACACTACGCGAGCTTTACCTTTCATAGGCTGACTGAACGATATAGTGACTTGATTTTCCTCAAACTTTGTAGGAGCAAGTATTTTCTCTAATGCAATTTCACCTAAGTCTACAAAAACGTCTACTGCTACAATTTCACCTAACGTATGTGGAATAATCCAAGTAGTAGAAGGGTTCTCTTGTACGTAATTGACAGGTTGTGATCGTTTAAGCATAATGTACTCCCTATATAGCCACTACTTTACCTGAAACAGGTTCACTGAAAGTAATAGTAGCGGTAGTTGTGGAATCATGTACGATAGACTGAGGTTGTATCTCTAGGCCATCTTTTATACAACGGATAATAGGATTATACCCAAGTCCATGATTAAGCGTCCATGTAGCATTGACAGTAAATGATTGCTCGAAGCGGACTTCAGGTTTAGCCATACCTGTAATATTACCTAACATAATAATGGCACGACCTTGTATAGGAACTGCGAACGTAATTACCGCAGTGTCTTTTAGACTTAGGTCAATATCATCAGGTATAATGACTTTGTTATTTACATCATAGGCTTGTACTAAAACCGTCGAACTACCTAGATCATGATTTATAACCCACACTGATTCGTCTTCACTTTGAGTATGAGTGTGGGTACTTATCTCAGAACCCAGAGGGAACCAAAGAGGTACAGTGTCTTGTAACTCCAAACAGACCATTAGTCGTTTTTGGATTAAAGCAAAAGATCCTACCTTAGGATTAGCGGGAAATGCGTCTAAATCTTCAAGTACAACATTCTTGAGTACATTATTCTGCATATCTATATTACCGAAAGATTTCATATAAAGTCCTTATGGTATTGAAAGGCTAAAAGGGGACCGAAGTCCCCTTTAATTCAACTAACTAAGCGTATCATACTACGACTTGTTAGCACCTGTTATAATGACTCTACAAAGGATTGGGCTAGTGAAGCCAACAGTCACAGTGTTATCATCAGTATAAGATATGCTATCAGGTAGGATAACTTCATCCGAAGTATCCACAACCGTAACGTCAACATACTTGTTGGCAAAATTGTGAACTACAACGTGGCTAGAAGCTGGAGTAGTAACTTCTTCATATACAAAGTGACCACCTCCTACTTTAGTACTTAGTGCCGTAATGGCTTCATTGATTAAGGCATCAGCCGTGTCAATATAACCTTTAGTAGATAAGTCTTCATCATCGACTGGCGTAACACCTTTAATAATACCAGTGAATGTAGCACCGGATAGAGTAGCGTAACGTTCATCGCCATAAGTTTCATCGAAAGCAACACCAGTTTCTGAAACGGTAATACCCGTATCGCCTTTAACGTTAAGAGTAACACCCGAACCGCCTTGTAATCCGTTACCTAAAGCAGAACTAACTAGCATTGTTTCGTCGATGCCGTCAGCGTTGATTTCAAGACCTAGTACGGTAGTTTTTAACGAAGAACCATTAAGCTTGATTGCTAAAGTAGACGCAGAGTCGGTGGACTCAACGCCTGCTACCTGAGTCCAAAGACCACCATTAGGTGCGTAGTCAATACCTACTTCGTCAAAAGGTGTTTCGCCGATACCTGCACCTAAGTTCACATCAAACGTTTGGCCTGATTTAATAAGACCAGTACCGGCGATTAGATTATCTAGGCCGTAGAAAGGAGTCCACACATCTGAGATTAAGCGGTAGTTGTTTGCAGCGCCTGTGTTCCAAACCATTGCACCATCTGGATCAGTAACAACGTTAGCGTCAAAAGTTACTACGAAGTCAGTACCATCGAACTCTACGATGTCATTGTTTTCTACATCTGCAATAGTACCGAAGTTGGCATGTAGGTTAGCTGCATCTGAGATTACGTAACGAGCGCCTTCCTCAGGAGCGGCTCCTGGATCGGTCAAAGCATCGGTTTGAATTGCAATGACATCTTCTTGCCAATTAAACCCAGCTATAAAGCCGTCAAATTCCGCAAGACGTACAGGTGAAGTTGCGTCAACCGCTGCAGGTAAGCCTACAATAGCATTTGTATTCATAGCCAACTGGCCTGACATTGCATCTCCAGCTTTATCTAACGGAGTATACCCAAGAGCGTCTTCTTTACTATCTAGCTGAACCTGGACGTCAGAAGTCAAAGTAGATAAGTAGCCTACTTGTGCGGAAGTAGTAGCCGAGGCACTTACTTTACCTGCAGCATCAGAGACAAGTGCTAGGTCAGCATCTAGATCGTCATGTGCTATAGTAGTAGCGGCACCTGTAAGAACTAATTCTTTCTTATCAAGCTCCGTGTTTAAATGACCTTTAGATACGGCCGATAAATCCGTAGAAGCCGTTTGATCTACACTTGATAATTCTAAATCGGCACCCATTTGTAAGGAACCGTCACGGCGTAAGTATTCGTCTAAATCACCACCTTGGGCGATTTGGTGTACCTCAGTGCCGTCAAAGTATTTTAATGCCAGGTCTACTGTATTAAACCATATTTGGCTCACTAAAGGAGATACTGGATCTGCTGCTAAGTTTTCTGGGCGAAGCTTCTTGATGACACCGCCACCGGTTAATGCCAAATTACCTAATAAATTCATAAAAGAATTCTCCAATTAAGGTTTAGTTTTAAATATCTACGTAATACAACCTATCGTTATGCCACGTGATTCAATTTCGGAAGTTATAGCTTTATACGCTTTAGCGAATTTACTATCATCTTCCAGTTGCTCTTTACGGAAACCATTTTTAATTTCTATGGTTTCCGTATTAAGTAGATTCAAAGCTCGGTATATGTCAATCCTCGTAGAGGAATAGCAATTACCAGTAGCTATATTAAAATTAACATCTACCGTGTCAATGTACACAAAAGGTAGAAAATCCTCTCTATCGTTGAAGTACAAGAGGTAGTCTATTTCATGTAATGTAAATAATACGTGGTTCATAAATGATATAAGGTGCAACGTCATACTGTTATATGCCGAAGTAGCTGATTCATTTAATGCCGTGTGGGACAGAGTTTGCTTAAGTTGTACCTTACGCGAATCCTGTATCTCAAGCCATACGTTTATAAACTCTTGATCAAACCACTCCGGTTTAGACACGAAATGTTTACGTAATACTTCAACACGTTTCTTAGCTTCGGAGTTGAGAAAATCCAAAGCCTCTGCGTCACAGACGGATTTACTATTACTTACGAAGAAGTCTTCTGTCACTATGAGTAAATCCGTCCACACCTTGTAGGTTTGCAGCAGTATCTCTTTTGAGGTACTGCTGAATACGTGTTTTTCTGACTTCAACACTTCATTTAGCATGAAACTTTTACTTCGTAGGAAGTTAGATTGCGCCAATGCACTAACTTGCCTGAAATTTATGTTGTTTTTAATGAATATCATCTTAGGCCTTCCAAGTGCACCGGCTGACCGTCCATTCGGCCAGTGTTATTTTGAATAAGCGCCCCTGCGATACTATCGTAACGTCTCAATAGCCCGACGCACTCACTATGTATATCGCTTACTGACCTTTTAAGTTCAGCCATTTCAGACTCAAGGTTATTTGGGTGTTTGTTTATAACGGAATCTATACGGTCAATCTTATCTTTTAAAGCATCGAACTTACTGTATAGGTTACTAGTATCTCTAGCCGAAGCCTTCAATTGGTTAACTGACTCCTGAAGAAGCAATAGACTATCACTGACTCCTCGTAAGGTGTCCTTGAAGTCTGTACCTATAAAGGATTCCAACTGCGGAAGTAACGTAGTTATTACTCCGCCTTGTGTTAAGAGCTTGTCTTCAAGCTCTTTATTCCTCTTGTTCAACATATCATTACGTTCCATCATCGGAAGTACTGATAAATAACCATAAGCAGTAAAACAGCAAAGTATTACTGTAAGTACTATCACGGCTACAGGGCTGTTGAGGAGTAAATCAAGGAACTCCATTAGTACCACCATTCCTTATTACACCGCAGCTACTATCGCCAGGCTCTATAATTAATCTCTTTGCTCCGAAGACGTTCAAATCTTCCACAATCGATATTTTACTTATTGTCGAAGGTAAGGTAAAACATTCATTACCTATTCCTGTATCTAAGCATATAGCGGATATACAGACAATGTCCTCTCTAATCTTCTCACGCTCTTTTTGTATTCCACTTGATACGGAGAAATGACTTATTGTTGTTATCCCTACAACTGCAATTACTAGAATGAGTAGTAGTTTAAATTTCTTTCTCGTAGTCATCTGTCTAGTAATCCATCTAAATCACCCATGCCATTGATATACATGTGTTGCATTTTTAGTTTATTCATTCTTTTCTTATTGACGTAAAGATTAACTCGCACAGGTGAAATCTCTTTACCTAGAATTAAATAGTCGTAGAAATCTTTCGGGTTAGGTTCTATGATTAAAGCCTCGTTATCACGGGCTACCCAGAAACCTATATCTAAATGCTTTCTGTTGTTATCTAATATTGACTGTTTAGCGTCATCACTATACCTCAACTTATTAACCTCCAGGTCATTTATAACAAAGATGCTATTGATTATAATAGAAGGAGGCTTATGTGAAATCTTCCTAAGTTCCGCACCTATACTATGGAAGTTCTTAATGGTTACTAATGTTATTTTGGAGATTGGGAATTTAGCTTTTATGAGGTTACCTCTTATGCTCAAAGCCCTTTCAGTGCTGAAAGGGGTCTGATCATGTAGTATATAGATTCGGTCATACGAAAAATTTGAGGATTCTATGAAATTCCTTAACTTCATGGAATACTGCTCAATATATGACGATCCTAGATCTACAAAAGAGAAAGGTCTTAGTCTACTGTGCCATTTAAAGGGCAATGCTTCCTTCAACCTTTTTATTAGGGAGTCACTAGCTAGTACTTGTTTAGGAGATGTTTTTAGTATCTTACCTGCAATCAAGTTTATTTGATAGTTAGAGGGTATGCGTGTTTTCGTGATAGTAGGTTTGATATATATAACATGGACACCTACTTGATCTAGGTGTTCGGCAATATATCTTATATATGGATTACCGTAATAAGAACCGACAGGGGATCTAACTACGGCCATTGTAAATTCATCTTTATGGAAGAGAGTATATGACGACCATATTGATTTACTAAACAGCATAAAAATAAGTGCAACGAGGATCCGGGTCTTGAGTCTTATCATGATGTACAACCTATGTACTGATTAAAACAGCCCGACCTGCTTGGTCCACGTCAAATAGTACTATCAAACGATTATCGCTGATTGCCTGCATACTTGAAGGCAGTACAGGATTAAAGTCTTCATCATATATTTGACATATAAGGCCTTTGGTGCCAAAGTTATGGTCTATAACCCAAGACGTATCCGCATCTGATACTATTTTCGTATAGCTGTTGTATCCAGTGGACCCGCCTCCTGAACTTCCATTCTCTATATCCACTATACGATCAGTAAGGTCAGTTAGTATTGCGTCTCTTTCTAAACCACCTAACTCAAGGGCTAATATGGTTTCAGATAAACCTTCAGAGCTTACACTCTCCAGTTCTCTAATCCTTTGATCATTGTACACGATACGTTGGTTCAGATTCTGGTAAACAGCTCCGAAAGAACCCTGTAAGACGGAAATTCTTCCGTTGGTATAGGACGTACTTCCGTGTACATCGTCGTCACTGGTCTTATCTAGATGGTCTGCTACTTCACCTACAATGTAGTCTACTTCTGGAAGATCTTCATCTGCGTAGTACTGAAAAGGAGTAAACACCTCTTCGTACGTAGTGAGTTCACTCCAGGTATTTTCAAAAGGTACCTCAGTAGATTTTGAAGAACGCTTGAATACTTTCTTATATGCGAGGTCGTCTGAATCCGATACTACCCATGTAACGTTTAAAGGTAACACTAAACCATGAGGTTCACTATGGGCTATTACTATGCGAGTAGTTTCACCTGTCGTTGGAGCCTTTACTACTATGATAATTGGCTTGTCGTAAGCCAATTCTCTTTCAGCAGCAATGCTTAGACAACGATCAACGAATGTAACTAATTTTTCATCCATCGTTAATTTCCGTTTAGTTTGATTTAAGTATCACTAGGTGATTGACCGTACAATTCTCTAGATATAGATTCTCGCCTAGAGTTGAAAGCAACAGCCACATCAATTAGCATCTGTTTATCATGTACTATAAATTCCCAATCACCTGAACTATTGACAGCCCATAGAGAACATACATGACCTTTTAAATTTGAGCATACACTTAAATTAAGATTAAGATTGCCTAAGAACGTGGAATCTACAAAATACTTTAGATTCCCTACTATTATAGGCGACTTGTTCTTAGCATTAGCTTCTTTACGGATATTACTTAATCTCCGTCTCTGTAGCTCCTGCCTCGTGTCTTTAATCTGTATTAACCTACCGGATTCAACACGAAAATGGTTTGGGTACCGTATTACTTTATCACGCTGGGCTTCTGTGATTTGTATACACTGTTTAGGTATCTCAGGGTGAGTTAAAGGATAGAATCCTTTTATGTTATCGCCCTTTTTATTTACGTCATACGAAGCATAAAACATATTAATCTCCTAGTGCTATCCATTGGAAGTCCCAATCGTCATCAAGGGGTAAGGCAAATGATGATGGTACGCGTAGAGCAAACCCTTCTTTCGTCTGCGCTTCAATCTCATAGTTTTGAGCTTGAACGGATTGAGGATTAGCGAAGAAGGCTACTACAGTTTGTGTAAGTCTAGTTGTAGCCTGAGGATACCTAACATCAGCAGTGTTAACGCTACCGTCCGACTGATAGTGACCCCACAGCATGACACGGCCATATTGTACTGTTCGTTCTTCACTACCTGCTTCACTGTATACGTAAATAGGTTCTTGCCCAGGTTCTCCTTTAGGTCCCCTGTCACCTTGCTGGCCCTGAATACCTTGAATACCTTGCTCACCCGTTATACCCATAGGGCCTTCTGGCCCTGTAGGACCGATTTCACCTTTATCTCCTTTAGACCCTGGACATCCTTGAGGGCCATCTAATCCATCTTTGCCGTTCTTGCCAGGACGGCCTCCTTTTCCTACAGCACCTCTATCACCTTTAGGGCCAGTTCCTATACTCTGGTCAGTAGGAAAACCCTCCACGACTAAAGTACTGTCATCACCTAACGTTATCATCAAAGTGCCTGTCGTAGTATCATATCGGCCACTCTTAACTGCGGCGTCCCCTATAGGTACTACATTCTGCTCCGACTTTAACTTACCTCCAGCCGTCTTCACTACATCATTATCAGCAGAGTTCTGACTTGGAGCTATCATACTAATCTTCGGTTTAGTTAACATACTAATCTCCAGTTTGTCTTGGGTCGCCGGGAACCAACCACATAATTGAATCTAAATCATTTGGATCATAATCAGGATTAGCGATTCTAGTATTTGCAGTTGTCATTGGTACCCAAGCGGTATTATCTTCATTGCGCATCAACCAAGCACCTAGATGGAAGTTTTCAATCCAACTCCCATCTGAATCCCTAGCTCTTAATAAGATTGAGTTAGCCATTACTCCTCACTATTCGAATATTAGTTTTATAGGGTACTATGGTAGAAAGTTCTATACTTCGAATTCTAATATCGCGGCCTGGTACATAAGACCACTCAACCGAAGCGTCTGCGCTAATAGGCACCGACAGTATCTTACTGGTATGCTCCGATAGAGTAAAATCCGTACTAAGTATCTTACCAAAGTCTATTCTGAAATTACAAGGTTGGCGGCCTTGATCGACAATTAATCTAGTACTATTACATACATCTACAACGAGGCCGATAGACTCACTTAAATCCAGGATATGGCATCTATTAAGTGAAAATCTAAAGGCTGCCGGTAATTCTGCCTCTATCCTGACGTAAATAACATCATCTTTATTTATAAAGAATTTATCTATATTACTAAACTCAATAGCGCCTCTAGGCTCCATCGCAAACTTACTGGCATTAAAGTTCTTCCAGGTCTGTATATCAAATTCAGGTGCATCTGTAGGACTGGTCGATTGAATTAACTTAGTTCCTAGGAATATATCGATACGGCCTATAGGCTTACGCCCTTGTGATAGTACGAAGTCGAAGAAACCATTTACTTTTGACGGCGTAAACTCGTACCACTGTACTTTACGCTGCAAAGGCCTAATGGGTACGTTCTGTACAAATACAGGAACTTCTAAGGACATGTTATGGCTCCCTGTGCTAAGGATAAGGCTGAGTCTTCGTCCGGTGCTGTTACTATTATAACGTCATCGGGTCGGGCGTTACATGTTGCCGCATAGTCATTATTGACTGTACTGCTTAGTATATCATTTAGGTCACTGGCTGCGCCTGTTGTGTAGGAGCTATAGGATTTAAAGTAAGCCGTTACATTACCTGGTGCAGCAGCAACGATTTCTTCAAACCAGATGCGAGCCAATTCATAGTTACCTGTACCGTTATCTATATGAGTCTGCCCTATTACGCGTATGAAGGTCAGAGTAACAGGGATACCTAAAGCTCCTAGCCAAGCCCACTCGTTATCCCATACAGAGTTATCATGGGATATTGCATCGGAGCTATCATTCATTACTAGGATACTAATCTCCTGAGTACCTGAATCAAGAAGAGGTTGTATGCTATTTATATAGTTGACAGTCAAATTACTAGTAGCACCCGCAACACCTTTATAGTGGGACAGGGGATTAGAATTGTCTGAACATCCGTCATTACCGTGACCAGTCTCAACGGGTTCATCACATATAGCTATGTCATAGTCCTTGAGGACCTGTTCCATCAAGAAACGTCTTGATTCGACATTTCCGTTTACTGTCACCTCAACCGCATCCGTCGATCCGGAAGTATCGCGACCCACAAACAATTCTTTCGTAGCTCCCTGTGACGCCAGAGTAACTGATACTGTAGGAACAATCCATTCTTGTATCTCTATAGTACCTACCGAGTCTGATATACTGCCCCGACTGACATTAGATATGGTCATCTTTAATGTCTCGGAAGGTTCGTACAGATTATCAGTATTTATAGTTACATCTATTTGTTTAGAGCTTTCACCTACTTCAAAAGTAACCGTACCGCAGGCAGGCTCGTAATCTCTGTCTCCATCTACAGAGGCACTAGATGACGTAGCGGTTATATCACTCGAACAGTAATCGATTGTAATAGATCCACCCGTTACGGCTTCGCTTGCCGTTATATAAACAGATGCTTTTAGGGTACCGCTACTAGGTTCCGTAACTGTAATGTCGCCTACGCTAAAGCTTGGGGTATTACCTGCAATAACACAAGGCATAGAGAAGCTTACATTGGCACTATCTTCGTCAGTAACATCTAACGTAATGAACCTTAAATCTTTAGCCCAAGCTGTTACCTCGTAGTCTACATCTACGTCACTATCAGATGAAGACATAGTGTTGGTGAATTTGAACATCGCTACACGATTTTTCTCCGAGTAATCGAATAGGTCTATACGAGGGTCAGTTACCCAGTCACCGCTCCACTTATACTGAATTAAATCTTGGTCGTGTAGCTGTTCTCCGTCAACAGGCTCTATAAACCAAACTTTAAACCAATGTTCTACTTCCAGTAAGTCTCCTACGACTAGACAGTCCACTACAGGAGGCGGATAGACACAGGAATTGTCATTATCTGTAGCTAGTGGGTTATAGTTGCTTGCCGAAGGGTCAGTACATCCGTATACCACCACTGGGTCGTATGTACAGCTGCCGTTGTTCGAAGTAGCCAGTGGATCATAGTTGTTGGCTAGAGGGTCAGTACAGCCTGGTACAACTACAGGGTCATAGGTACAACTGCCATTGTCGATCGTAGCCTCATCGTTATAGTTGTTAGCGGTAACGTCCATACAACCGGGTACATCTACAGGAAATTCAGGAGTTGTATCTACAATAACCAACTGCCTGTAGTTACTACCTGTCCATTCCTCCCCATTAGGCGCATTTGCTATTTGGGCACTTAATAAAAATGACTGGTCCCCTTCGTAATCAAGGTCAGTCTTAATAGTAATAGGTACATCCACAAACGAGAAGCCCGACTGCATAGTAACAGATGGAGGTATAGACTGTACATCATCTAAGTCCGCGGTCCCCGGAATAAAACCAATATTAATATCAACCGCACCCGAAGTATCACCATCCCTGTATATTCTAAGTAGCGCCTCAGTTCCCTCATTTGCAGTACTTGAGATAACCGTAAGCTGGGCTACTGATCCCCAATGTACATTGATATCTGGAGTTCCTGCATCATCACCTGTAAGGTAGCTAATCTGTGCTGCAAGACCATCACTATAGTTAAGAGGTACAAGCTTAGCATCGGCTGTGATTTTAAACAACTGATTAGGATTGGATTGAGGTATCTCTCCATGTCCCGAAGGTACAATAAGACCGTAGTAACGATCTTGATCAAAACCAGTCAGTATGTCAATGCTGAATGTATACGTATATCCTGTGTTATTGCGTTGGGCATGTATTACCATGTTTCTGCCACTAAAAGGTGACAAGTCGTATTCATCACCCACTGTAAGCAGAGGTGCAAAGTTGGTAGTAGCCATTACTATACCTCTATTTTGTCTTCGGCGTGGAAGCCTATATTGCTGGACTTCTGAGTTTTTATTAAATTAACTAATAACGGAGTGAACTCTTGTATATAATCCGTTGTGTCATCAATTACCAAATGTATTTCGAAAGAAAATACCGCAGCATCTGGGGATTTAAGCCATGAATATACATCTTGCTTAAAGCTATGCGTCCCTACTGGAGGTACGACTATTCCTTTACCTGATTCCCTTTTGGATACAATAGTGAAGTCGTAGCTTTGGCTATCTTCGTAATGAAAACGCCCTATGTCGATAACACCTGACGTCTGGCCTTCTAGCCACTCGGACTTATGTAATGTACTATCCGGTATTATAGCTAACATTAAGTTACCTTTTTTAGGACCCAAGATAGTCTTACCGCTAACTACGTCAACACTAAGTCCCCAATTAGGTTTAATGATAAAGCCACAGCTTTGGTTCTTAACGTAAGGGACACCTTCTACTTGATAACTTCCGTCATAAGTATTAATGTCCAATTCGTTAACTAGCCAATGTTTTTGAACAGTAGGCAAAGTAATCTCCTTAATATATTTCACTATTAGCGGCAAGAGTCAATGTATGTGAAAACATCGTACCATCATGAAATTCAAATTCAATAGCAATAGTAACCTCAGCATCCATTCCTGACTGATTTCTTGCTAAGGTATCTTGAAATCCTATGTGTAATGCTTTAGTTCTGATTCCGTAGATATCACTAAGGCTAACGGAGCGTCCTGTGTTGTTGTCCACTATCGAGGAATTACTCTCAAGCGTATAATCACCATCAGCAGAGTCCTCACACCTTATTACTAAAGTGTGGCCATCTACGTACTTGTTAATATCGATACTCGTTATCTTACTGTACTTAATACCAGAAGTGTGTTCAGTTTCGTCTATGACGGATAGGTACCAGCCTCTCCAAGCCGTAGATTTTGACTCGGCTAGATACGGATCGGAAGGCGTCATGTTACTAGCGATACCCCCACCGTAACTATAAGGTATCGCTATACCTTGAATATCGCTAGTATACTTATCATTGTATACATCGGGTACATTGCCTGTCCAGTCCCCTATATAAGCCTCAACTTCCAAAGCTGAACCGTCTGTAGCCGAAGCCCCGTATTTTGTAATACCTGGGGTGTCAGACATAAACGCGATTTTACCTATTGTGTTAATACTAGCTAAAGATGAAATAGAGCTAACAGGACCTACGAAACCTTCAGCGCCGCACGTCCCAGGGTCATAGAACATATCTCTTTCGAGTATATTTAATATATATCCGTGGTGCGCCTCTATCTTTTTACTACCGCCTACGCTGGTCTGTAGGAATTCTATCCATGATGGGTTACCACCAGGTGCAGCAATACCTGATTTATGTCTAGTTACGCCTGGTACTTCTAACAGACCAGGAGTAGTATACACTTTAGCGCAAGCTACCTCGTTGTCAGAAGAAGTATCCGCCATCATGACGAGGTATTCTTTGTTATCTTTCCAGTCGAACGTTAAAGTAGTAGAAGGACTATCCATGTTATTCTTAACACGTTTATGCTCATTGGCAAACTCACTAGCTGGAAGGCTAGATGCCGACCAAGGCCTGCGCCATACGCTGTGTAAGTCACATCTCTTTGTAACTACTGTACGATAAGATTTATTACCAGGCTCTGATGATTTATGTCCAAACCCTACCCACTTCTTCCTATCCTGATCGATGTTTGCTATCCAAGCAGTTGATTTATCTATGCTCGAATAGCCGTAGGATACTTCATCGGTAATTATAGTTCCTGTATAGTTAGATAGTGTGCCATAAGTACAGGTTATGTAGTATTCGTAGTTTAAATCCCACTGGTAGCTTAAGTCATTTCCGCTAACACGGACGAACTCATTTCCTGTTACTCTGCTGTCTTCGTCGGCAGCTACAGGTAGAGGTCTACGCATAATTTTAATTATTATAGAACTACCGTTGGACGTATCTATAAATATACCAAAATTGTCACTCACGCCTACACCACTATCTATATTCTGCGCCATAGGTGTACCTGTGGGATTGTCCCCTATAAATCTAGCTACGTGGCTCCAAGTAATCTCGTTATCACCTTCTAGATCTATATGGGCTATCATATACTCGTAGCCTTCTTCGCTATTATGAGGTACAGACTTCACCTCATCACCATCTAAGTTTTCAAATATACATTCCCAGATGTATTCATTTACTAGTTCGGGTTCAGGCCGCTCTGGAGGTAAAGGTTCAGCTACCTCCAGAATCGTTACAATTCCTTTACCTTTTTCTATGACTCCGAAACTAGGATTCGCTAAGTCAACATGAAATCGTTTTGCCATTATAATTCCTTAATTAAGTACTTGCCACCATTTACCTGACTTACCTGCAAGGTCTACTAACTCCTTACTCCCTAATACTTTATGACTGTATGGTTATCAAATCACATAAATGGTATTACAGATTCAAAAGCTTTACGTATAGTAGCTAGGAAAGTATCAGGTGCTAGGTGCATCCTCATCCTCATCCTCAGCATCACAAGGAGCTAAATTAATTTGAATCTTAATACTAGTCTGTCCAGCAGGTATTGTCACAGTTCCGTTAGCAGCACAGTAGTCCGTTAGGTCATACGCAGTGTCGTTGCTAGTAGCCCAATCAATAGACCTATCAACCAATTGGGCTTTGTTTATGCTTACGATAAGTTCGACATACTCAGAATCGTCCTGTATAATTTCATCGGTTATAGACCACTCTACACTTGGGTCTACAGGTTTTAGTATTATATCAAGTAAAGGTACTGGACAACTTACGGTGTATTGCCAACCATGCCCTATAGAAGTCTCAACACGTACATATATATCCTTATGTACTTCTCCTGTAACCACATCGAAATTGAAAGCCTCTACATCGAAGTCACCTTCGCCCGTCATCGACGTTATCAAGTCTCCGTCTCTATTGAATACTCTAACTAATGTAGTAGCCGTACACTCTCGCATGTATACTTTAAAGGCACCACGCTCGACGCCGTTATCTATATCAAAGTTATCCTCTGTGGCAGGATGTCCCATGCTGTATATAACGTCAGGCCCACAAGGCCATGGTTGTCTTCTGTGGCCAATTGCGTTAGGGCAGAATAGTGTATAGTACCAAGTACTTAAATCTTGACCCATACCTTTTGATTCTGTATGCACTCTAACCATTATATCTTGAACGCCTTCACGGGCTTCATATATAAAATCAACATAGCCTGGAGTTTGGTTATAATCTTGAGATGTAGCTATCCGAACCCCATTTTGCCAGATTTCAACGTAGTCAGCGGCTGCCCATGAGCTAAAATCGAGCACCATTGGACCCCCGTTTTCGCCGACATAGTGATAGTACTCAAACCAGTTTTGCGTCTCAATTCTATCAGATAATGCCCAAGGAAACGTCTGATCTACATTACCTACAGTGCCGTGACAGGGTGCAGGAAACATAGGCGTACCTATGTACTGGGTTTGCATCATTTCAGATTCTTCGTAAAGAAACTCATTGATATTTGCGTAATCATCATCGTCTTGGTTATCGAAATCTTGTAGCACAGGTGAAGCTTTAGGACCTACTACTTGGTAAGCCCATCTAACATCCTCGGCACCACGTACCCTAATCATGATACGTCTTTCACCTAGACCTGTCGCTATGTTAACATTAAACGTCAATAGACCTCGCGTCAACTTAGGCACAGGTCCACATGTTGTAGCTACTCGCTGACCTACGTAGTAAACATCGATACTAACGGAATCGTAAGCAGCATAGAGAAGTTCGTAATAACCATTCTGTGCAGGTAATTCATATATAGTCTCAGTAACCGCTGCACCTCTACCCCAAGTGCTGGCTCCATTTAAGTTAGGACTATTATACTTACCGTGAGCGCCTTCATCGGCAGATAGACCTGTAGGATCATAAGATTCTTCCGACTGTAGTCCGGGACGCTGCATTATGTAACCTACCGGAGTATCGTAACCAGTGGCTTTAGGTGCAATCTTAATACCGTAGCCACCGAGTGAGCTGTCAGGCATATCAAAGCCTGCAGGATATCCTGTATCGACATCGTATGAAGGACCATTAGAACCAAATCCATCACCAGATCCCGCAAGAGGATCTTGAGGTTCACCTGAACAATCGGTACCTGACCCGAAGCCTGCACAAGGGTCGTCATAGGAAGTATCAGTAATGCAACCTATTTCAATCCAATCACTGCTGCCTCCATCGCGCACAAACACCTTATTAGGGAATAGTCTAATCCACTGTAGGTAATCTTTATCAAAGACGTACATTTCATAATAACATAAGTCATACCAGAAGCTATTGAGAGGGTTTCGTACTCTAAATCGTCCTGGTATGATTCTGCTTTCTTTAACTACCGAGTCGCCTCTTTCCTCCTCCTGTACACTAACAGTGAAGCTCCAGGATACTTCTCCTAACGAGATATCACCGTTACTGGTATCTCGAACGCTTACGTTAAATATACCTGTCTGAGTCCACTTGCCTCCATCGGAATTAAATAGTTCTTCAGGTAGGTCCGACGCAACATCGAGTTTATAGTTTACGGTAGGTTTGTCTGTATCAAGACCTTCTACTGATTCTATTAAGAAGTGTTCAAAGTTTGCAGGAACCCAAGTGTACTCGAAAGGACCTGAGCCTCCAAGTACTTCTACCGTAGGATACGCGGCGCGCTCAACGAAATCAATACCACTACTGCGCTGTAACTCAGTACTAATGGCAATACCGTTTGTACTGAGGCCGAATGTCACTGGAGCCACGTATACTGCGTTATTTGTAACGGCGAAATGGAAGTCGATGTTAAACTGACCAGTATCAGTACTATCATTATCGTCTATCTGTAACACAACAGTACCACCGAATACGGTAGTACCTATTGTGAAATAACTTTTTAGAATACGAAGGTCTATGGTTAGTGTTCCCTGACCGACTTGTACGATAGACGTCTGGTCGTTTCCTGTATCCGCATCGATAATCGTAACAGAATACGAGCTAGTTCCTTCTACACTAAAATATAAAGTTAAGGAGCTTTCTATGTAGTCTAAATCTCCGTACTCACCATCGTATAGTACTGACTTTTCATTCGAACTTGATAGTTCTAAGTTAAGTGCCATATTAGTTCCTAATTATTGTTTCACCCACAGCGCACCGTGCTCCACCCCTACGGGTTCGTCGTTCTGTATATAGACTAGAAATTCTCCAGGCTCTCCTTTAGCCCCATCAGGACCCGTAGGACCAATCTCACCTTGAGAACCCATCTGACCTCTAGGTCCACGTTGACCTGGACGTCCCTGAGGACCCTCTGGGCCTAAACATCCTTGCTGGCCTTGCTCTCCGTCAGATCCTATAGTGCCTTCGATTCCTTCTCTGCCTTCATACCCAGGTTTACCTTGTCTGCCTTCTTTAATATGAATAGGCGTCATGAAGCCGTTTATCCTAAGGTGTGGGTATCCTGGGAATGATATAACTAGAGAGCCATTGACTGAATCGTATTTAGCACCAAGCTCAGTCGCTATACTATCGTCAATAGATTCTACTTGTAGATTAAGTGCATTTGAAGTTACGTCACCGCTTTCGGCTCCAGCATCAATTGCATTTAGTGGTGGTCTTGTTAACATAAGCACCTCACGTGTTTAGAAAATTATGTAATACTACGAAATCTTAGGATAGACTCGCATCTTAATATAGTTCAATTTGGGGGAATCACTGACAAATTGGTACGTACTTTCGTCAATCATTATTTGATTGTTACCTGAATCGGACGAAATTGCAAGTTCGCCATAACCGCTATCGCTTGCGATTACCCAATCCTCAGGAACGTAAGCGGTAAGTTCATCAGAGACTAACTTACCTGCTGGTATTGTAAGTGTTCTTTCTACAGTACCCTTAGCGTCATCTGAATCCCATTTGAATCCCGCCCATGCAATATTAGTAGGGTCCTCTCTAAGTTTCACTTGGAATACAGCATCAATAGGTAACGGCGAAAGTAGTCTAAGTATTAGTATGAATCTTTCTTCTTCTTCTACACGTATGAATTCCTTACCGCTGTCTTCTAAAGTGGTGTACGTACTTGTATCGAAGTAAACGACTAAGCTACCTGTAGCATGTCCATCACTTGTATAAGGATGTGATTCCGAATCACCTTCAATGACTGGTAATTCCTCTGTATCTTCATCTTCATCACTACTACAATTGGCTTGTATATCAGCAATGGCTTCTTGCAGGTGGGTGTATATAGGTTTAACCCATACTGCGCCTGCGCCTGGAGCCCCTGGGTCTGACTCCTGTATAAACATATTAACAAAGGCGTCATCTCCTTTAACTCCCTCCGCACCACTATTGCCATTTTGGCCAAAACTGCCTTGCATGCCTCTGGGTCCTCTTACTCCAGGTACGCCTCTACTACCTACTTCTCCCCTATCACCTATAACACCTTTGGAGCCATCTAATCCTATCGATCCGTCAGTTCCATTACTGCCTTCATTTCCCCTATTGCCTTCATGCCCCTGACCGATATCAGCACGCGTTAGGAATCCGTTTGCTTGTATAGTACCGTGGCCAGGTATGTCAATAGTCAAGACTCCTGTTTTATCAATATATCCTGTAACATTGCCATTAGGCGTCATAGAATCAGGGACAATTTTAAGCGTTCCATCTTGGACTCGTAAGTCACCGCTAATATGTCCGATATCTAGCATATTGGTTTTAACGTCACTCATACTAACTCCTACGGCCAAGCCGGGCTGGTTTCTGTAATGTTAGGATTAATCCATATACTGCCAGCACCTGCGCTAGTTCCTGGGTCTGATGTACTTATGATATAGTTGATTTTACCTGCTGGACCACGCTCACCCTCAGGGCCTTGAGGACCTGTATCACCTGGAGGTCCTTGTACTCCAGGTTCCCCCACATCTCCAGGTTCCCCTTTAGGTCCCTTATTACCTGCTGGACCAGGACAGCCTTTAGGTCCAGGTGCTCCGGGTGCTCCATCTTCGCCATTGCGTCCGGGATCACCCTCTACTCCTTTAGGTCCAATAGGCCCGAAGCATCCAGGTGCTCCTGTTTCACCGTCACGTCCGTCACGTCCCTCTTTTCCGTCTTCACCAGGGTCGCCTGTAGGACCTGCAGGACCATCCGGTATAGTTCCGAACGTAGGGAACCCAGATACACGCTTAGTCTCACCATTAGTAAACTCTATGACGAGAATACCGACAGTAGAATCGAAGAATATATCTTGTACCTCAGCGGTTTGACTATCTTCTTTGTTACCCGCAGCTAACTTCCCGTCTTTAACTATAACGTCAGTCTGACTGGCAGTACCGTTAGCATTAACTGATTCCATAGGAGGTCTAGTTAACATTTAATTCTCCTTACTTATGTACAATTTTATTCACATTGTGGACTAGTATGTCGTTAACATAATAGACATCGTGAGGCTCAACGTCAAGCTCTACTACTTTAAGTTCTTTGTATACTTCTGTAGCTATTGTAACTGGGACTTCTTGACTATCAGTGCCTAGGACAATATCACTAACTATAACTTGCAGGGCAGGTAGCCACTGCCATACGCCATCACGCTTAGTCATGACAGGATGATCGAAAGTTAAGTTAAGATCGTTGATAACTTTGTATTGAGGGTATGTATCATGCCTAGCATTTGTAACCATAACCCAAGCACGTTTGCCTCTTAACTCAAGGGCGTGCCAGTTTAATACTTCTGGATCGTTTGAATTAGCACTTGTTGACATACTAGGCTCAGCGTATCCTAGGATAGTATCACCTATCAATACAGTCTCTATAGATGTAGTACCTTCAGGCGTTTCAACTTTCGCACCCCATCCTATACACCCACCGCCGGTAGAACCCCTATAAGTTTCGTCATTGTCATTAACTGTAACCGTAACTTTTTTAGTATCTCCACCTAAGTCAAGATGTGCACCTGCATCGTACAACTCAAAATAAAACTGCTCAGTGGCTTCAACAATAGAATCATCTATTGTTGCTATTTCAATGACTTTCTCTTCCCAACTATAGGTGAAAGTTAGAGTCCCAGACCGAGCTACGTAGTCCGACGTACCCGCTGTATCCGATAATGTTCTATACTTAACTGCGTAGCCGCCGGTGACACCTTCTATGTAAGAACCACCTAGCCTGATGGTTATTTTTGCAGTACTTCCCTCCGTCACCACTGCAGGCCCTAGGACAATAGGTACTATATGGCTATCAGCCTCAGTAATAGTACCTATTGCTGTCATATCACCTGCATTTAATTCAGATACGCCAGGAATACTAACAGTAACCGACATTGTTTCCACATCTTCGTTAGGTATAGAATCGCGTATTGCTTCTACATTAACGTAGAACTGGTCCACGCCTATGCTTAAGTCCATGTAACCTTGACCCAAATCCTTGTAGTCGGAGGTTCCTGCTGTTCCTGACTTTAGCGTATATGTGATTCGTACTGATGAGAGTAAAGGACTCGTAGTAGTTACTAAGAACTTTAAGTCATCACCTTCAACAACGGCTGCATCACGTACGTTACCGTATATGGGAGGAGCAACTACCGTACTGTTGCTCCCTTTAAATTCATACGTAGTAGGTAAAACTAGCTGTTTACCATTTGACGTATCCGTTATGGTAACAACGGCATCGCCAGCAATCTCAGCAACCTCACCTGGTTCTATTTCAGCGGAGGCATCAAGTGATAATCTTAGGCTGTCGTTACTTATACTATCCTTAGTTATACCTAACTTAGCTTTATAGTCACCTGTCCAAATGATAGAGAAAGGTCCTACACCACCTTTAAAGTCGCTCACTATTAAAGAGCCTGAAGCAGTATAAGTAGTACCTCTATCCTTAGTCATAGTAACTACTATAGAATTGATTGAAGCTGACATATCATCAGGCTTTTTGGGTAACTCAGGTAAAACGCTCTCAAAAGGAACGCCCCATAAGTATACGTGCTCCTCAGTAGGTGTTTCCTTTTGTACTACAAAAGTACCTAAACCTTGTTCCCCTTTAGGTCCAGGACAGCCTATGATACAGTCTAACCCGTCTTTACCCATCGATCCTTGGAATCCTTTAGGACCTTTATCCCCTTCGTCACCCTCAGGGCCTACATCTCCTTCACATCCAGAAGTACCTGCTATACCTACAGGACCATCCTCACCATCTCTACCTGACATCCCTTTATCGCCCGCATTACCTTGCGCACCTTCACATCCAGCAGGTCCTTCTTTACCTAGTCGGCCTTCTTCACCATCACGACCTGCTTTACCTATTCTACCTACCTTACCTTTAGGGCCGTGCCCTATCTGATCCTCTGTTAAGAACCCGCTTGCTTCAATGACTTCACCGTTGTTTCTAATGAATGTTAGTACACCTAGTTTTTTATTGAAGGCGACATCCTCAACTAATCTAGTATTGGGACCTGTATCTCCTTCGTATTCTATAGCGTTCTGCTTCGGGTCTCTGGAGAGAACTTCATTATCCTCTCCAACCTGCGAAGTAAACGTCCTTAAACGAATTTCATTAATCATACTAAGAACCTAATTGAGGAAGCACTACTATGTTTAAAAGTGCTGTAAGTTTACTTCCGTACTTACTGATGTTTGCGTCAGATATACGCATCTTAGCAACAATGTCTATATAGCCTGCAGGATGATTGGCTTTAATTATGTTCCACGATTGCGTAACACTGGCATTACCATAGCCTGATGCTTGTGCTTGTGTCTCACTAACAGCTTTAATGCCAAACTCACCAGTACCTTTAATACCGCGGCCATACTCAGGCTCTACTGTACCTGTAGTTCTTACACCTAGTACGAATTGACCACGCTCATATCCGCTTTCTGATATGAAACCAGGTCCAAGCTCAGCCATTAAGTCCGCGTTAGCTTGTACTATTATATCCCCTTTAAATTCAATACGTTGTGTAATAAGAATTTGCTCGGCATCTTCTTCTTTAGCTTGGACGTTAAAACTATTGAAGCTATCTTTTGCTATCTGTTCAGCCAATGTACTTTCAATAAGGAATTCAGGGTACTGACCTGTCACACGGGTACCACTGCCTGATTTGATAGTGAATTCAGGTGCAGGTAACTTTATACTAGGTGCATTATGTCGTATTAATTCAATACCTTTAGCCGTAGCTACAGCACCTACTACCATTCCTTTAACGTCAGCACTAGCAACACCTTCGGCACGTATATTCTGGAATACTAAAACTTCCATGCTTGTCTCTGGCTCAATTGAACCATTGAAGATAACACGATTGTCTACTACTTCATAACTAGAGGCGTGTACCCAGAAGCCCTGCTCACTGACGAATACTTGGTCTTTAGACTCAGGTGATATAGGAAGAAGTATTACGTTTGTAAGATCAGAAGTCTTCATAGACACACTAACGATATCAGTACTAAAGCCTTCCTCCTGTATATACTCAACTGTTCTAATCTGAATAACAGAACCTGCAGGTGGCGCTTCGGTAAAGATAATCTTACTTCTATCTTTATCTAAAGTATAGGAGGTAAGGGCTTGCTGCGCATGGTCGACGGTAATAATTGCTAACTCAGGACTGTCGATATAGCTAGGCATATCAAACTCTTGAGTACTACCATTACCAGTATGCTCACCAGTATGCCATATTAACTTAGTACCTGAGCTTGGTGCTCTTGTGAACGTACGTATGTCAAGAATGATCTGGTTAACTAGGCGTTGACTAAACTCAATACGGTTTTCAACTACATCAAAAGCATTACGATGTTGATTTATACCCTGAGTATTAACTAAGGCAAAGTTATTGTTCTCGGGGAACACATCTCCTATATCATAAGTCATACGGTCAGAAGTAGCCATGGTATTAAAAGGCTTTAGCTCTAACTTGCTAGGCTCCCGGTACAGGGTAATTGATTGTGCTTTGTTTTTATAAGGAGGCGACCATACAGGACAACTATCTTCACCCTTAGTAAGTACCCAGTCTGTAGGTACTCCGTCGGCTTGTGGGGGCCAAGCACATCCTGATGAACCACTAGCTCCAATTGGAGCCCATATACTAACAACTGAATTATCACTCAAGGCCGTAAATGCGGAACCTACTGCTACGAAGCTGGCGTTTTCGTCACTTCCATTCAGTTTGAATAGTCGGGTTTCGCCTGCACCATTACCCGATATTACTTGGATAATAAACTCGTCACCATTTTGTAATTCAAATTCAGTTATAGCAGTTGACTGATTAAGTTCAGCAGGAGATACTGCATTACCTATACCTAAAGCCTCACTGAATATACGGCTATATCCATAGAAGCCCCAATGTTGGCCTCCGTTACCATACTTACATACAACGCCCGGGCTAGTAGAACCATCTACATTCTGTACTAAGTCTAGGACGCTAATAGCATTTGATAGTGATGTTACAGGGCTAGGTAATGCTTCCACATTGGCAACGCTAGGAATACTTCCTAATTCGCTTAATGTAACATTAATAACTGCGGCAGGTGCTTCTAATATATGCAGCATAGCTTCTATGCGAACACCTATTCCCTTACGCTTTACGTAAGGTTCCGCTAGTACTGCGTGTGCGAATGCTGTGCCATCATCTAGATATATAACTACCTCACCGATTGGTATCCCTGCTTCCGTGCCTACAGATGTAGGTATATCAAATGTGAAACGGACGGATTGCTCACTGACTACCTCAGCGTAATGTATATTGCCCCCATATAGGGGACTTGTAAGCAGATCATCAGGCACGGTACTTGGAACACTTCCAGTAAAGGTACCAACAGCGAAAGACTTAGGTACTACCCAAACTCCACCTTGGTCAGCGTTAAGTGCAGACTGCTTACCTGCTGTAGTCATTCGCAGCTTATCTGCGAGGCTAATAATATCAGGCATATCAAAGTTTCCTTAATTGTTTCTTTAGTTTAAATTACTGCTATTCTACTGTATAGTAGTAGGCAAATTCACCAAAACCAAAATTATTCTTTTCAGTACGATATAGATACCAAATATCAGTCGAGTTATCATAAGACACTTCAATCTCTATAGGGTCAGTACCAAAGTTGGTAATTGCATTCTGTCGTTCCGTCTCCGTCTCATAGTCAGCCGCATCAATCGACCAATTAGCCCCATCCCAAGAGCCATGGTCTGTAGACTCACTAATGGATTTAACTACTGCTCGACCGAACTCTTTTCTATGCGCAAAGTAACCATACTTAGTACTTCCAGTAGGACCTTCCGCGTTAATATTAAAGCTACCTCCCTTATCAAGGTTGTTAACTCTATTACTAAGGGTATTCATCTCAACTTCATTGATAATTCCGTAATCACCTATACCGAAACGAGGCAAGGAACTATGTACTACCATGACTATACTATGTGTAACAGTAGGTTGCCCAGGCTCTGCATATTCAGCAGTAATTTCGAGACCGAAATCTTTATCAAAGGCTCCTACAGTCAGTAAGCCTGTAGCTTCGTTAATGCTAACTTTATCTGTGTTAAGTCCATCGACTCTTTTAATGGACCATTGGCAATCGTTAGTTACGCACTCCTTAGTATTACAGAAATTAGTACCTTCCAATTCACCGGCTGTATAGTCCATTATCGTATCGCTGGACCTAAACAAAACGGCCTGAGTTTGAATAACTGAATCGTCACGTATATCTTTATATCCTGCTATACGTAAACCTTGTAAGGCATTACGTGCCGTAACAAGAAAGGTAATTGAGTGCTCTACTGATATACTGCCACTGAATACATTTACCGATACAGTAACATCCGCATTGGTGTGAAGTTTAGGTATAGTAAGAAGGCCGCTGTCCGAAATCTCAAGACCCTCAGGACTATCTACTATTATCCACGTCTGCTCCTGGTTAGGACTCAATGGGACTTGCGACCCATCCTCTAGAGTTACAGTAGCGTTTAGCTGCATTATACCATTATCGTTAATTATGCCTCCAACAGGATCTATCTTTACCTTATTCACTGCTCTATTAGCATTTATAAATATCCGCTTACGTTTACCTAACCACTCGCGCCTATCATCAAACTGTTCTTCGTAATAAGCTACTAAGAATATATCCTGGTTTTCTACTTGAGTTTTAATGTAAAGTTTACCGTCACCCTCTCCCACGTTTATGCCTAGTAAGTCCTGCTCGCTACTTGAGGTACTTTGCTCTAGAGTCCAGAAGCCTACTACTTCCTCAGGCGTTGTGGCACCTACGCGCCACAGGAGTAATTTGTAAGGTACGTGACTCATGGCTCCGTCCAGGACAAGATTAACATCATCTATATCCTCTATAGTACTTGGGCCTACTATAGATAGACGTTCTAAGTAGGTATTGGCTCTACGCATTTGAACATCTAGGTCACGCTCGAAAGAAGTTTTACCGTCATCATACAAAGCTTTAATATTAAGTAAGGCATCGACGTTTTCTTTAGGATATACATAACCATTTTCATCAATATCCACAATCTTTCTATCAGGCATTATTTGATTAAGAGTTTCGTCGGTCTTGTCTTCAAAGTCCTCTATCTCAAAGTGCATACCTAGCGCAATCATAACCTCACGCTTATTAAGTATGGTAAGTTCCCAGTCATTCGACACTCCGTACTCTTCACCTCTGTCATCGAAGTTTACGTATAAGGCATAGCTTACCGCAGGTACGTTGCCATAGAATTCCATAGGACCTGTGATACGTTTACTTAGTATTAAGTTATGTGCCTGTGTTTCTCGCTCTAGGATAAAGATTGTTTGTTCCATTTCCTCTTTGAAATACCTAAAGGCCAACTCTATTTCAGTTTCTTCATTGACTTTGGATGCTTGGACTAATGTCCTAGTAACCTGCCTGTCAAAATCTGTAATCTCTTTAACGGCTTCGAATTCGACGTAGGACATTAGGTCTGGGTGATTTCTAATGAGACCAAAGTCAGTGATGTTATCTATGCTTGTACTGACCCCTTCACCTTTATCATTTTCAATATAGATTAAAGTTCTATCTTCTGGAACCCACTGTACGTCGAAATACCCAAAATACTTCTTGGCTAATTCTGCGTAGATCTCCTCTGGGGTCTTATTAGTAAGAATGTTAACCATATCTCTGAGAGCAAAATCACCCGTAACTACATTTATAGGTACGTCTTGTTCTTTATAAGGTATAAACATCGAAGGAGTAATAACAGGTTTTATATCTTCTACAGTACCATCTTCAAACTCGGCTTCTGTTCTTATAAACATGCGACTTCTATTAGGTATAGCCCAAGTTCCGTCCTCCAGAGTCCTAGACTCAGGGGCAAATACTCTAATGCTATCCGTAAGTACAATCTTAGGTACAACTGACACCAATGCGGTTTCTTGTATAGATTGTATCTCTTCCTCCCCATCCAAATTAATGTGAGTATATTGAACATAGACAGTTACAGTGCTAATACCGCTAATCGTACCTGTATATCTTAAAATGTTATCCTCGAAATAAAGCTCAGGATGTGCAAGCCCGTCCTCATGCAATACTTGAGCGGAGACTACCGAAGAACCTTCCGTACCTATTTTAAGTTCTGTTTGAGTGTCGTCCGACCAGCTAGCTACAATGGCCATGGTGTTGCTCTCACCCTCAAATAGTTTCTGTCTAATTGAGATCTTCACGCTTTCAATACGATTCTCGATAGGTTTAATTTGAATGTACTTTGTGGTTGTAACATTCAAACCTGATTCAGTAGTTATACGCGCTTCAATAATCAAGTCGCTTGTCTGGTCTACTTGAGGAACTATTAATAGATTTCCATCAATTGTTACGTCCTCTACTGCTACTATCTCTGTGTCAGATGTAAAACCCTCAGCTCCTGCTGCAAAGGTATGTATACCTATAGGTTTCCATGCAGCTTGCGTTTCGGAAGTAAACAGTTGTACTTGTTGCTCTGTTTTGATCTTAGATTGCACTAAAGGTAAATCACTGGCTTTGCACCAATGGGCTATACAACTTAGAGGCAGTCGCGTACCTTCTTCGATTGAATCTGGAACTAAGGCAGTAAGCTTAAACACTTCTAGTTTAGGGTAGACGAAAGTAACTTTTTGCTCTTTCGTCAGGGCCACTCCTTTGTCTTGGAATTCAGCAATGAATGTGGTATCATAATCCCGCGATACTACAGGTGAATATACAACACCATCAAAATTAAACTTGGCTTTGTTACTAACTGCCTTTAAGTGAGCACTAACTTCTTTAACGCTTCCGTCGGAGTACTTGGCGTCAACGGTAATCGTATAGTTCTGACCTTGTAACATTTCTGTAGGTACATTAATAGTTAAATCTATAGGCTTAACTTCTTTAACTGAGTTAATTATATCTATGCTAATGCTATTCGTCTGTAGGACATTATCAGAATCAAAGTAATTGGCAGTAACTACGGCACTTTGTTCTGCATATATTTCGCTAATGTGTAATATACTTCCTTCGAAATAGGCATCATCTGTATCTATTAACCACTCAACGTTATCTTGGTCTAATACAGGCTTACGCTCAAAACCGAAGTCACCGTACAATTTGAATTGAGCAGTCAATCCTTCAAGTACTCTACGTTTACCGCTAATGAATACTGAATCAGGTACCGCAGGAACACCTAACGGAATTAACTGGACTGTCTTATGGAAAGAAGTACCTTGATAAAGGACAGTAACCTGAACCTCGGTCTGAGTCATAACGTCATTGAACACTATATTAGACCCGTTGTTCGATGCTAGGCCTTCAGGAAGAGTGCTTAGCAAATGGCATGGCTGTGTTACCTCGCTGTCGTCCGACAATACTACCTTCATGTTGAAGCTGTATACCTCAAGGCCATATACTATTGAAGGCGCTATGAGTTCTAGGCGTTTAATTCCATTTTCGTCTAACTTTATATATTCTTTAGGCTTTATCGTAACTGACCCTGCGATAAACACCTGACCACTTACAGGAAGTGCTAAGGCTATATGCTTTACTACGTCTTCTATAGGAGCAAACTCATAATAGAGTTCAATTATTCTATTATGGATGATATGCTCAACTATAAATCTATCATGTATATTCGAATCTAAGGCCACACCTCGAAGTTCATTTATTTGTTCTTGAGTAAAGCCTGCTTCAAGTAAGCCGACTAGATCGCGGCGTTCAATACGTAAACTGAAAGAGTCTTCTATGCCTTGAGCATCAACAGAAAGCTCAATATGAGAAGTACTGTACCATAGGCCTCCTTCTGTAACTAGCTTACCTTTAGGTTTTGCGTAGAAATCTTGGTAGTCAACCGTATACATAGGTGTTGCCCGAAAACCCCTGCCTAGTAAGAATTCTATAAACCTAGGAAACTTAGGTGTACCAGAAAGTTCATGATACAGAGGTAGCATGTGGAACAGTTTATGTATATTTTCACGGTTGGCACTAAGCAGTTGGTTATTAATAGTTAAGCCTAGCTGTCTAATGGTTTTATCTATAAATACAGGGTCCGTGTTACTATTAATGTTACGTATACTTTCAAGCTCTTTAATAGGAGATAGTATCTGTTCTTGGTTGAATTCATCAAGAGCATTTATAAAGTCATCCCAAAGGGGATTACCTCTAGTGTACTCAAGAAATACGTCTAATAAGTTCTTTTCCATGCTGACTCACTTATAGGAATGATTCACGTTCTGTATAACGTACCAGAACGGTTATGCTTTTAGGACTAACAAACTCTAGCCTTGTACTAGGTTCAATATCTTCAATAGGACTGACTATCTTAACGTAATCTATGCCGTCTCTACGCTGATCATCGTCGTATTTTATGGCTTCATCTAAGTCACTACGGGTAAAAGCTTTACCTAAAGTGCCCGGAGTATGCGTGAACATTCCGCTGATAACTGTGGTTAATAAATCCTTCATCAACTGTGTGTCTACCTCCTCGAATACCGCTACTTCGACTACTATGTCTGTAAGAATTTTACTTGGATTCCACGGCTGAATAGTAGTGTTAGGTCGTACGCGTTTCTTAGCCCACTTGAGGAATTCAGTCCACACTGCCGATTCAGGACTTGGATTCTGACCACCCCACGAGCTTCCGTTTTCGGGCAATATACATACGCGAACCACGTTCTGCCATGATGGGTCATTAGGTGCAATGTCTCGTTGGCTGAGGATACTTAAATCACCCACTCCTGGATATAGGCCTATATTACCATGCCAGTCACTGGGGCTAACCATACGTTTCTTACTATTGTACATGAAAGGCGCATACTTTTTATAGTAAACCTTATCTTTAATACCAGTGCCTCCAAATATAGACTCAATGTTTTGACCTGTTATTAAATCGTTCTTAGCGTAGTTAACTTTAAGTCCTGATAGGCCTTGGTTGCCATCAGTCCCACTAGTTATGGCATATACGATAGTAAGTGTACTATCTGATCCAGGAACAGAGCCAAAAGTACCATCACCAAAAAGTAAAGAAACGTCGCCGTCTCCGGTTGTGGCATCGAAGAATTTAGTATCTTCCGAATTAAGTTCAAAAAGGGAGCCATCGTGTCTAGTCCATTCAGTCATAGTTCCTGTAGGGTCCGTGGTAAATACCCTAACATCGTCATCACTAATAACAAAACCAGGCTCCCCTACTATTATTTCTAAAGAGTTGGTAGCTAGTTCCGATAATTTCAGTTCTTTGCGTTGTATGATACCTTCAAATAAAACAAACTGTTTTACCTCAGCAGGCTCAAACATTAAACCTTCTCTATTGTAGAACGGACGGCCCTCAAGCTCAAAGCTATCATAGGCTGGAATGAATATTTGGGATGTACTTGTGTTCTGAACAGAAACGGTAGTCTTTGCACTAGTACGTCTTACTATACGTACACCTAGGCTACGTGTTAACGCATACACTGAGCTATACCGCTTTGCTGTCTTAAGGAAGGCCTCACGCGCGGCAAACTCTATATAGAATTGGTTATTAGTAGCAGTACCTGCAATCATATCTGTTAGAACGGTACCTACGTTAGACTTTAGTTTGTTCGCCCAAGGTAGGCTATCTGAAAACTTTGACAGAAGCTCGGCTACAGATTCCTCAAAATTAACAGTTACTTTACTTAAAGGTTTGTTTGCCATTATTAGGCTCCTGCTCTTAATCCGAACTCAACGACTTTATCGTCTTGTAGATTCGGTATTGATAGTTTAATTCTCACGTAGTAACTACTTGTATTGTAATCGGGTACGACTTCGAGTTCACCTAGTGTTATGTCCGTTAAGTCGTTCTCAGGATCAGTAACGCTATCCTGAATTTCGTTTCGTATACGCTCCGTTGTTATTAAATCCATCGGATCGAATAGGAAGTTACCTACAAGGGAACCGAAGCCTGGTCGCTTCCACCTAGTACGTTTCGGAGTAGCTAGTACTAGAAGTAGGCGCTGTACTGCCTCGTCGACATTAGTTACAATGTCATAAGGCGTAATGTAAGCTTGGGCGTTTAAGTCGGAGTAAATAATACTCGTTGAAATTTCTGTATTCATAAGTTATCCTGCAAAAACATTCTGGCTGCCCGGTCCTGCTGTATCACCGCAAGAGCAGGGGTCGCCTGTCCTCTGTACAAGTTTTCCGTTGACATACACTGTAGAGCTATTAGATAATGCTTTCTCAGGATGAGGTGACGGACCGTTAGAGTGGACAGCGTAGTCATCCCCTAGTCTAACAACACCTATGGAGTTGACAAATACGTCGGTGCTTGAAACTATAGGTGCATTTGGGCCCCAAGGAGGATGTCCTATAGACTTATCACCTAATCTTATTATAGGCTGTCCCATATAAATACTCGCATACTGTGAAGTGTAAAGATAGTACTAAATTAGCAATAACGCAAGGTTAAGTTATGCAATATACTGAACAGCGCCCAAAAGTACCAGGTTACTATTGGGTCAAATCCGAGGTAGCTCAACGTATAGAATACTTCTTTGCCCAGGAGGGTCACGATGGCATTTATTGTACACGTCAGGGTGGAGGCGGTGTCGATACATTAAAGGTGTCGGACTGGATTGAGGAGGTAACAGGTGAGGGCGTACAGTTCGCAGGCCCTATAGATAAGCCTAAGCCTATGGCATCTAAAGAATTCGTACTAACTATATTGGACTTATAATGGCCTTATTAACTCCTAAGCAGATAAGTACTATACTTGAAGAATCCTTTGTTAATACTGATAACGACACCGAATTTTTACTTAAAGTAACTCTATTTAGCTCATTGCAGGTACGGCTACAAGAAATATTTGACAAGCTCAGTTCCTCTAATATACATGAATGTAAATTCGACATAGGTCCTATAAAGGGCTGTATGATTGTAGGGCGTGAACTTAGAGAAGACGACTACGGCCATGAGCTATTTACTTTTGCACTAGACTATATTAAGGCCAATGAACCTAGGCAGCCCCTAAACTTCAAATCAGTTAATGTATTTGAAAAGACCTACATACGACGGGTAATGCCTAGTGGTTCTATATTCAAACTTAACAAACTAGAATCCCTTGAGGATTTCCAAGTACGTAAAAAGGAAGGTGTAGATTATGACTTTCAAGGTATAATGAATACCGCACTTAAACCTATTGACCCAAACCAAGGAATTAAAAAATGTCCACAAACGCAATAATAACAGTTAAATACATCGGTGGCAAAACAGTAGCGTGTAAATTCTACATGCACAGCAACTGCCATCTTGAAGCCCTTTTACCTAAGTTGCAGGAAATACTTAAACGTCCTGTGGACATGGCACCGAGTCCTTGTAAAGTGGCTCCGTTGCTTATGCACCACCTGTACGAAGGTACAAGCAGAATGAAGATTGTGTCTATCGATCACACTCCTGATAGCAGCTACATCTATGACGTAGAACTAACCTGCACTCCTTATCACGATTCTTGTCCAAATGGTACTCCTCTCAATCAACTGTACGATATTAAAGTAATGAGTTCTGCTGGCGAGACTACTCATTACGAAGGTAAGCTTTGTGATTACGTAATACCACCTGGACCTACACCAGGCGATGACTTTGAGGAACACTGTTAATGGTTATCGCAGATGATCCGCAGAACTCACTTAAGTTATCCACGCAAGAGCTATTGGATGAAGCAACACATAGTAACTCCCACATTGCAGCAGGTATCTTTTATGCACTGTTTGTTAATAACGCCATGAAGCCTGAAAAGAAAACAATCGGCGACTACTATGGCTTGCATAAGAATTCTCCGATTCAGATAGCCTTGATAGGTTGTCGTAGAGATTTCTGGTGTAAGTTGGAATGTGGTCTTCTTGTAACAGGTAATATGTCCGAGCCTAAATTAAATCACATACGCGGCAGATCACGTATGGGTGTATTCCATAGAGAACTATCAGATGAAGCTCGTACTTCTTATGCCTATTCATTGAAAACAGTAGGGGCAGTATGTAACGCCGACCCTACATTGATTAGACCTGTTGCATTGATGGGTTCACCTGGAGTAACTCATGAATAAATTGAATAAGGTATATTTAGCCTTAGTCGCAGTCACCGTAGCAGTAATAGGAGCGGCCGATTTATTACTACCTGATTGGGAGAAATTATATAAGCTGCTATTAGGATCTGGCTTCTTCATGTTCGGTCTTATTAGTCATCTGGCTTACGACAAACGCGCTAAGATTATTGCTTGGTGGGACGCCTATACCGAGTATGAGCGAAGGATATTCTTTTCTCGTTGCCTGCTGGGTACACTGTCAGTAAGTTTAGTGACTTGGCTACTATATGTAACCAATTTACCGTTAAAGCTTGAGAACACAGTAACTAAGTTACACCAAGTCCTAACAGTAGAGCCTGAGATTGTTATTGAATACAGAATGCCTAGTATGTTCGATGACGTCCTTTATACAGGTCAAGTTAGAAACTTCACCGATTACTACGTTTGCTTTAATACGCAGATTGTCTATGTTAGGTATGAAGGCAATAGGTATTTCACGTATGCTCCTGACTACTGGCTAGGTTATACCAATGTATGTGATAACTGGCATATCATACAGAACAAGATGCAGTTACCTAAAATGTAAACTAGACTAAGACAATACACTGTAACTTATGTTACGAAATTAAGGAGCTATAATGGTTACTAAGAAACCGAAACAGTATGATGCAACTAAGGCAATTGAAGATGGCTTTAAGTTCAACACTGTAGTAGACTCAAAGAGTCTGACTCTTGACGGCATTATGGTTAATGTAATACCTGGGTGGTACGCTGCGCTTGACAAGTCAGGTGACATCCACATGTTTTCCCAGCACCCACGATTCGATACGAGATTAAGTAGATGGTTACCCAAGAGAGCGACATGTGTTGCCGTACTTATAGATAATACCTACGTGGACCCCGATACATATAAATCCGTTATAGTCAAGGCCGATAAGCTTGAGAGTTCGTGCCACACTTTAACCGATAGGGAGATTAGATACCTCATTCTTAAAGATGCCTCGGACAACCAACACTTCACTCTCGATAGTATTACAGAATACGCTGCCACTAAAGCTGTTAAGCAAGAAGCCGAGGTTAGAGACTGTGATTACCGTAAAGTTAAAAGTAATACTCTATATTCCCATGTGTATGTCTTTTATTAAGGGAACTGATTTTTGGTTCTGGTGTAGTACAGGGTGTGATTGAACTCACCTGTATAAAAGCAAAGTAATTTAACGAATACAATATTTAGGAAGTATCATGACAGGCGACAAAGAAACAAGAGAAACAATAGCTTACGGGTACAAGAGCGACATCGAGATAGCGGACATGGCTCGTATGCTTATGCGCAATGATTTAAACCACGAAGCTGTTTGTACAGCCACGCGCGACCGTATTATGTACTTGAGTCAACAGGTGGAAAAGTGGAAAGGCCTTGCGGTTGAAGCGTCTAAATACCAAATCAGTCAAGAGGCAATCGACCTGCTTGACTCGGAGTTCGAAAAAGAACGTAAAGAACTTTCTAGTTTTAAAGAACGTTCTGGCTACGATAGTGGTAGAATACCTGAAGGTAAGACACATATCAAGATACACCACGTACTTAGAACCCGCCAAGTAAAACTTAGACTCTTAGATGATTATAGAAGGGAAGTTCAAACTAGCCATGTTAATATTAGCAGTGAGAACTGCATTAGAGTTAAGCTGAAAGAACCTATGGTAGGTCTGTGGATTGTAGAAGCCTTAAAGGATTAAATATGAAAAAGTATCAAGGTAATCAAAGTATCAGAGCCATTAAGGCCACTAAACCTCATATCGTTTTCATTGACCGCTACTGGCGTGTCAGTCCTGTACCTAGGCCTTATAATCGGTACAGAGGAATTTGGGATAGAGCACATGCTCGCGCTATATACTTGAATCAAAAGACACATGGATAATGGAGAACAAAGACTTGAAACTATTAAAGGAACAACCTGAGAACATAACTAAAATCGTAGGCACAATGTATTTCGGTATGACACTACTTGCCTTAGACGGTTGGTGGTTAGCTACCGACTCTGATGGTACTATTAATCAGTATCGTACTGAGCCTGCGTGGTGTGACGACATTGAAGAATGGGTAGTACATGACGAACAATACCACCCTGTAGCTAAAGTTGATATGGAAGGCACTTGTCCTACTAAAACTAAAGCGCAGGTTAAAGAGTATTCCCATGATCCAGATAACGCTTTATCAAAGCTCGGACATAGCGAGGTCGTTAAACGCCAAGCACTAATTATCCAAGCTGCGGTAGGACGTATTGATTGTAGTCGGAAAGTACCTAATAACGAGTACTTGGCTAAAATTAAGGACAGCGAAGAAAACAATAGATGGAGTTCCTTCTTTAAAGATGTACTGCCTACGCTTGCTGCTAGTTGCTTAAGTCAGTGGCAGTGGACAGGTAGCCCGGGTTTTAACCAAAAGTACGTGAACTTTAGAATCCGTCTTGACATGAGAGACTTAGGCTGTAACGTGTACGACCGTAAAGATAATCTCATCCTGCCTGAATTATTCGCTTACCAGGTAGACCATGAAAACCGTGAAGAATGCCGTCAGAAAGATATTGACAAAACTAAACCGGATAATAAGGAATTGGTATGAGGCCATTTGATAGAATTATAGGTGGGCCACATCTAGTAGGAGCAGCGTACGATCTAATTGAACGAGCTATTAACGGTATGGATTGGGAAGGAGAGGAACGACGCAACCACAAAGCGGTTAAGGATGGTGATTCCTTACATATAGTATTCCATTCTAATGTTAACCATTTGAATCTGTTTACAGGTATAGATATAGAAGCACTTAATAGACTTCTTCGCCCATACCTGTGGAGAGCTGAGGTTAAGATATCAGAAGGTGAAGACGTACTTCCTTATCAATTTTCCGTAGTACTTAACCGATGCTCTAAAGGAAGTCCTCCTGATGAATGTATGCACATACCTATAGCCGTTTGGATTAATGGCGACTACCATAAAGCCACCTACTCAGATACTACTCGTATGTATGCGGTACAGATAGGTAATAAAATTGAGCATAAACGTGAATCCGAAATAGACGGTTGGGTCTACGTGCCTCGTGCAATCGCATTTAAGTAAGGTCTCGTACTATGACAGATAGTATAATGATGCTAGGAACTAATTTAATGTTCCCTTTACGTGATTTGGTATTATCAGACGATAAGAAAAGTATAAAGATTAGGTTGGCGGATCGAGACATTATGCAAATGTCTCCTGACTCCGTTGTACACGATTTTAAATTACAGGCTGGGTACGATGGTGCTCCTCAATCTTTGTCTAATTTATTTATCCTACTTTCTGATAAGAGTCAGAAGGTTAGGATGGTAAAGCTAACCAAAGTACACAGTTACCTAGACTATGGTGGTCATGCAGTTGTTATGGTATTTCCATTTGAAGTGGAGACAGGTAAGGTATTAGGTAAGTTATCAAATACGGTTAAGAAGTATTTCCCTGACTACCACAGTAAGCAGTATCTAGCTAGAGCTAAAGCAGTAATCGCAACTTTAGATAGAAGACCAACAGTACCTAGTCTTAAACGACAAGGACCGCCCCTACGGAGATTGAGTAATGAAAAATATAAACTTATGGTTAGACGAACTACGCGTAACAGTTAAGGGCGACTTCCCTAAACCTTTATACGATGTGCCAAATAACACCGTAGAATTTGGTGTTAGTGACAAGTTTACTACGTTGCTTGGCCAGATACACTCGCTTGAAATACAACTTTTGCTGCAAGGTTGCTATGATAGGGTAATGTCGGTGTACTCAAGTAGTTTACTTCTGGAGATTCGTGATGCGTTTATGTGTGAACTTATGGACCAAGAGACACTTGATGCCATTAAAGCCTACATAGAAAACCACCAACACAATAAGGTTCTATCGAAGCAATCAACGTTCTCCGAATGCCTAATGACTAGGATATGTGAGATATCAGACCAATTGTCACATGCTGGTATTGATTTCGAAAGACTTAAGGGTAACTTAATCATAAAGAATAATACTGTGTCGAAGTTTCTATTTAGATTCACCTGTCTTAGCTTCCAAGATGTATTGTTTAGTCAACGAGGTGACGTTAGCTTCAATTGGCAAGTAGTTGGTTATGAGGAAAACGAAGACTATAGCAGTAAAGCGGAAGATGATGATGATCATTGGAATCCTTTTGCCGAGAAAGAGAATGCCATAGTAATTGCCCTTATCGAAGCCGAGGACATTGAACGTGCATCGAGTACTATAGACGCATACTTTGTCTACGCTAACCTTAACTGCGAACAAGTCGCCGACGATTATGAACTGCCTGAAGATACTGCTAGGGCTAAAGCTACTCGGGAATTAATGGCATTTAGCAAAAGTAAATCAGTTGCCATTAAGCAACGTGTAATGCCTGAGATACCTCTGTTCTTTGTATTGCCTGGTACAGACCCTAAAATCAAAACGCAAATAGTTCGAAATAAATCTGACTGGAAAAGGATTCATCACATGATTCCTGATAATTTAAAACAGATGTTGATAGATATGATGGCTACGTGTGTACCTCTGCTAACGTTCTGGTTTGTGAATGACTCAGATAACATTAAGCCTTTTGTCTACAGCTTGTATGGAGAGACCGACACACGCTCTCTGTTTTATGGTAAGTACCCATACCGAAGTCCTGATTGTCCCCACATGGAGTATATGTTCTTTGATGATAAGACTTTGGATATGGAAACCGCAGGCATGTTAAGTAATCACTTCAATATATTCACAATGATACCTGTTACTTCTTTAATTAGTAGCAGATCAAGATTGGAGGAGAATACGGCACTAGCCTTATTAGAGGAGTTTTAATGAATACGGCTAGTGTGAATATTAGAATGGGCAACAATAGGCCTATAATGACTTCCAAGAACACTAACATTAACGACCTGTTTAGTAGTCTGGAATATCAACCTGATGGGAGAATAAAAGGTATGTATCGCCTGCGATTTAGATTAATCGAGGTCGAGCTAAAATCAATAATTGAAGGGCTCTCTAGAAACGCATTGAACATAACCCTTAATCTGGGGAGTAGGAAATTGGTACTTAGTGGATATAAGATAATGAACCATTCATATGCCGTTATAGATAAGACAACATCCATGTATGACGTATGGATTGTTCCTGCAAACTACAGGTAATTCTTAGGGTGACTTCGGTCGCCCTTTTTTACGTCTGAGGAATGCTCAAACTGTAAATACCCAACATGTACTACCATTCTACGCGCAAGGAATTAACATGACACCTATCCATACTATCTTACCTAAACGATCAGTCTTAGGGGCAGATAACCCAGTACCGTCAGATGCGGGTACTACCATTTACGTTTCAACGTTCAGGCATTTAGAGACACAGTACATAAACAGTATAGTGGATTCCAAGAAGTTAAAGGGTACTAAGTGGGAGAGTATGATGTCACTTATACTACAATTGTTTATGGAGAGTCCGAAGGCTAGTATAGTAATAGGCTCTCCTGGTGCCTGCATTAAACATGCTGAGACGAACGAGGCTTTCAAGATCTATGTGGCATCCACTGTACGTGAAGCAAACAGTTTTAAGCGGAGTAAGATTCACCCTTACAGTGCTATTAGTCACATTTCCTCATGGAAAGCTGGAGTATGTATATAATGGCTACGACTCTTGATGCGTCCAAACTACCTAGGTCAGTTAGCCTAACTTCACTTAGGCGCTATGTGGAGGATGGAGTAGTTAGGTATGCTAAGGGACGCCGTGCTCAGTTCGTGGGTGATGCTCAGGATATAAGTAAGATGGGTAAATTTGATATCCATAGTGAGCCTAGTCAATTAACAGAAGTACTAGGTGAGTTCCTTGTTTTCAAACACGATGAAATACTTATGCCTAATGATGGCGTCAGGACTCCTATTAAGCAAATGTTTTACTTATTCCACAATGACGAGATTGGTTTCTTCCATGTTAAAGCACATTTGACCAATATGGAGGTAGACGGGGACTTAGTATGCTTGATATACAGAGGTAATTGCCATACTGTAAAACAAATCACAGAAGAGGAAGCAAATATTATGTTCCCTCATATTTTTGAAGACCACCACCCATCAGAGAGGATATAACATGAGCACTAATGCTATGACAAATTTTGACCCAAAAGCTATACAAGAAAAAGTAGGCAACATGGTCAAAGGTACAATGATTGACTTATTACCTGACGAACAGTTCCAAGCTCTTGTGGAGAAAGAGTGGAAAGCATTCTTTGAAGAACCTACTAAAAAGGTTACCATTAGCAGATACAATGGTAGATTCCACGGCAATGATACTTTATATGACGTACAGACCTCGGTCTCTCCTTTCAGAAACATGGTGTGGTCTGCCATGATTGAAGAAATACAGCCTATGATGACCAAGCTTCTGGAAGGCGACGACTGGAAGTGTAGTATTCAACGTCTATGGGTTGATAATAAAGAAGAACTTGAAATAGCCACTAGTGATGCTATGCAGGCCAAGTTTGAAAAGCACGCAAATACCATGGCTACTAATATGTTCGGAGACATGATGGCAATGGCTGTTGAGAAAATGAAAATGGAAATGAACCAAGTCCTGGCTAGTAAAGGTATCTACTAATGAGTGTGGATATGGAATGTCCTTGCGATATCGTTGGTTGCCAGCCTAGCAGGGAGTTAACCATTGAAGGCTTAGGCCGCTTCGTACATTGCCCTAAAAAGGTCTTAGATTATATACACGTCGAAGGAGATACTTGGAAAGTATGGACCACTGATCATGATCCTAAAGTGGGGAATCTCGATGAAATTGATTTAGAAGAAGAACCTTCTATTTGGGGTCCCACATCAGTCGAGAACGATCATAATGACCTAGAGGCCGCTGCTATAAGACGCCTTAACTCTATGGTACAAAAGAGTGTAGAGGAAGTCACTGCGGCTTACATCAACAAGCCAACTAACGACGATATGATAGAGGACATGTCCGCTAGCCTCGAAGAACAGATGAAGTCCATGGTGCAATGTAAATCTTTAACTGACAGTAAAGTAGCAGCACACCAAGAAACATGGACTACAATGAAAGGCGTTAGTGCTGCACGCGGTATGTGGAATAGATATCTTTGTAGAGTACTAGGCAGTACCATTAAAGATGTTAAATGGTATCACTTGTTATTTGGATATAAGCTTCAGGCACGTAGCTTCATTAACTTGGAGCCTAGTGTAGTAGACTATAACCCTACAGGTGAAGAAGGTAAGAGTCGTTTCTTGTATGAGATTGACGAGGAGATGTGGACAGATAACGCCCGAACAAACGCGAGCTTCACTGCTACTATACAAACACCTAAAACGATAGTTGATTTGCATATAATGCCTAATGCAACTGTTAAATCTGTTAATGTAAACTTCAATATTAGTAAGGATGAAGGTAATGTACCTCTGGAAAAATAGAAAGTTCTTAAAGTGGATTGAACACAAGCAAAACGCAAGCTTCTTAACTCCATACTTAGTCATGTGGCTCATACCTCAATGGCTAAGCAAGTTAATCAGGCGTGACCTTAAATTAATTAAGTATCAAGAAGGCACTAAGATATGCCAACACGTAGATAATTCTCACTGGTGGGCAGGATATGATTATCTTAGAACGGACGTCACCTTACGTAATGCCTTACGTGGAGGTGTCCTTCAACTATGGGGACATAAGAAGAATAAGGCCGCATATATCAAGCGACGAAAACTATTAGGCTTCGATTCTATTACCTTTAGGCCTGATATAATTCCTCACTCGGTTACTACTGTTACGGAAGGAACGAAACTTGTCCTAAGTTTCGGGAAGCTTGTGCGTAATGTTTATAGAGTAGACGTGTCGGGACACATTGGCGAGATGGTATCTAATTGTGACATAAGAACAGTATTTTCTGAAATCCTAAGATATAAGAAAGATAATGTTTTTGTTAAACGTAATACCCAGGCTGTATTGTGGCCAGGTCTCGGGATGTGGGGCAGCATAAACAAAGATACAGAAGTCGTAACTATTGTGGCTAACATGTATTATTGTATGTATAGCTGTACGTACTCATACGAGGATTGCCTTCATATAGTCAAGGGTGCTATACCTGAACGATTCTTGTAGAGGTTACTATGAATTTAATTATTACCTCATTCACATTAGAGTATTGGCCTGCTTTACTTTTCATCATCGCCATCTCATTGGTAGCTGTATACGCAAGGCAGGCTGAGAAGCAAGCGTGGAACAACGGTATCTGTAAAGAAACTAATATGCCCTGGACGCAGTTCGATACTAGCAGTCAAGGCTGTAGAGGTTACACTAGTGGTAGCCATAACATTTGGGTCAGTTGGCCTGTTGATAAAATAAAGGAAATAAAATGAGTATATATAAAACCATTACCGTATTAATGGTAGTCCTGTGTATAACTGCATGTACTAAAGTTGTGCCTGTTAAACAAAACGAAATTGCCTTCGAATTACTATCTAGCGGTGAGTGGGACACACGTATGTATAGCGGTGAAAACATCATGCTTAATGATTTTTGTGAAAAGCACTGTGACGATGCCCACATATTCCCAGCCCACCAGGAAATAGTAAACATCAAAGGCGAGTACGCAATGCCTATGTCTAATGATATGGACTTAACACTGGAGCTTGATATTAAGGTAGCTTTTAGTAAACTAGGTGGTTCTGCTAAAATACGAGAACGCGCTATGTTAACGGCCAAGCAATATAAATACAGCGTTACAGGTAATACCCGGGATAACCAAATTTTCAGAACAAACATGTATGACATAACTTCGGTTGATTTAAACCCTGCTGCCATAAAATCTAAAATCCGACCTATACTTGAACCTCTTACGTTAAGCGTAGCTTACTATAATATAGCAAAGAACGGTAATATCTTTGATAAAATGCGTAAAGCCGTTGAAGACCATTTAGAAGAAATTAACAGCCCTTTAATTGTACTTGAAGTACAGGTACGTAGAATAGCCCAGCCTAGTGAGTTAATCGATAAGAAAAAACGTAAAGAAGGTTTAATCTCCGATGACCTTATACAGAAACAAGAACTGGATATGAAAGAACGCCGCATGGCTCGTATGCAACTTATCCGTATGAAAGAAACTTTAAACGAACTTGAGTTGCTTGGGGTTCAGCGGGATTTTATGTCACCTAGAACATTAGCGTACGGCTGGCAGCAAACTGCGAATCGCTTTGCCGATGCGGGTATTCCTTTTGCGGTTGACCCTTCTATGCTATTACCCGCACTAGAGAAAACAACAAATGTAAGTGTAAATAATGCTTCTGCGCTTAAAGCATTCAAGGAACGTATTGCATCGGTTGAAGCTCAAGTGTCTGCTGCCTCTGAGTGTGATGCTAATTCGGAAGATGGTTCTTGCGAAGATGGTGATAAGTAATGGGGATTATTGCTAAAATATTTTTAATTATCATATATCCTTTTGTCTATATCCTGCACCCTCGAATGAGACAGTACCACGCGCTGCGCATTAAGTACTGGGCAGTAGACAGAGACTTCTTTATAGAGGAATTTCGTACTATCTTATATGCTATATTTGCAGCGTTGTTTGGGTACTGGTCACTCTTCTACGGAGTAGGATTAATCCATAGTGCTTGGACTAAAGGCACTCATGAGATTAGGCAAAACTACAACGAAGAAAGGCGTAAAGCAAACCTGTCAATTTCATCCAATCCAGAAGAGCGATCTCCGTTTAATACAAACGTAGTTGATAGTACCGACCGAGTTACTATCACCAAAGCCGAAAACATTGAACAGATTGAAGTTATCGAAACTGTTGAAGATATAAAGGCCGATGAAGTTAAATTTGAACTATTGTTAGAAGAGGCTAGACTCCGTAGACTGAGTCGAGAACAGTAAACTAACTTATTTGATTGGGACTTAGGTCCCTTTCTTTATATTGAGGTAAAATTTATGAATAGATGGTGGACGTTAAAAGAACCTATGAGTCACAGCCGGGAGATACAGTACGAATCCTCTTCAATACGATCTACCTTCGGAGTATTCATATCATTTAAAGACATACGAAGATTACATAGATGCTTTACCTCAGGTCGAGTCATTTACACTCTACGTAATTGGATAGAGTCTAAGTTAGGAGCTAGAGAAAGTTCACAGTTTGAGTTTGCTACTCCTGTCCATGGAGGCATCCTATATACGAAACTACCTTTAGGTATTGAGAGTGTACCTATCGTCTGGGACCTATACGATGCAGCCAGTCGCAATCCTATTGGAAGAATGAGGAAGAAGTAATGACCGATCTTAATAAACCTCAACCTGAGCCTGATATCGACCACAGCCGTGTACTAAGTAAGATTGCCAAGGCATTCGCTGTTCCTACAGAATTTATGTCAGGGGGACCTACTACCCTACAAGGACTTGACTCTGCGGGTTCTTACACGGGCGCAGACGGATATATCGCCTACGATGCTACAAAGTACAGTCTCCTTAAACGTAAGCATGTTATTAGCTGGTTAGCGAAAGCCTACACTAATGCCGAATTATCACACGCTGTTGATTTAAAGGTAGGAGCGTTAGTAGTCGATAATAGACATGACGTTCCAAATATACTAAGCGACGGCTACAATGGAACGAAGTCAGGCACTGATAATAGATGTGAAGATGATGAAGGCGAAAGCCTAGGTCAAGACATCGTAATACATGCAGAGCGTAATGCTTTAGACAAACTTGGAGACCTATCTATAGACACAAAAGGTTTATCTATAGTGGCCACTCGTAGTCCTTGTGAGTTATGCTGTATACGGATATTAAAGGCAGGCATCAAAGAAGTTTATTTCACCGAACAGCATAGGCTCGTACAACCACTACTTGATCTGCAGGCCAAAGGTGTTAAGGTTGTCTGCATACCCAAACATGAGGTTATTGAACATATAGCTTCTACTTACTATAGATTACAGAAGGATAGATTCTGCTAATGTCTAAATTAAATACACAACAAGCTAAAGCCGCTTACTATGAAGGTCCATCTAATAATTTATTAGTAATGGCTGGGGCAGGTACGGGCAAAACTAAAGTGATTATATCACGGGCCGAGTACCTAATAAGCATAGGCGTAGACCCAAAAGCACTTATCATAATAACGTTCTCAAACAGAGCAGCCAAAGTAATTAAAGACAGGCTTACGCAGGCTATTGGCCCTGATGCTCGTAAAATAGTCACAGGTACTTTCCATTCTATATGTTTACGTATGATAAAACGAATGCCTAAAAGTTTCGGGCTTAAAGGTAGCACTATTTTAGATTCTGAGGACCAGAAGATTCTACTGGATCTTACGCGGAAAGAATTTGAAAATAAGAAGAATAAGTTAGATGTAACCTCTACCCAGCTACTTAAATATTTCTCATATAGTCGAAACACTTGTATTGACATAGAGAGCTACCTTGAAGAAAACACAGACCTATGTGACGAAGAAATCCAAAAGAGTCAGTCGATTATTTCTGCATATAAGAAAGCAAAGAAGAAACGAGGTTACCTGGACTTCGATGATCTTTTAGATATGGTAGTCAAAACACTCAAAGCAAAACCGAAACTCAGAAAAGATTTATGTTCAAGATTTCACGAAATGAGCGTAGATGAAGTCCAAGATACAAATCCTATTCAGTTTAGATTCCTGCGACTATTTGCGAAAGAAAAAGTCCGTTTGTTTTGTGTAGGAGATCCTGCGCAATCCATATACGGCTTTAGGGGCGCTGAGTTCAAGCATATATACGAGTTTACGAAGAACTTCAAAAGTAGCGAAGTCATTCCTTTAAATGTTAACTACCGTAGTAATCAAGAAATTCTAGATGTATCGAACTGGCTGTTAGGTCAGTCTAACTTAGATTACAGCGCCAACTTAAAGGCGGCTAAGGGCCTAGCTGAATACAAGCCTCAATTTTTGGATTTTAAAAACAACTATACAGAAGCTTGGTACGTCGCAGATCAGATCGAACAGAGATATAGTAAAGATATAGCCTATAACGATATGATGGTCTTAGTTAGAACAGCCAACGATGCTCGCTATGTGGAAGCGGAATTCCTTAAACGAGGTATTCCCTACTTATTCGTAGGCGGAACTGCTATCAACAAAGCAGCTCATGTTAAAGATTTAGTTTCACTGTTACGCCTAGTCGTAAACAGGCGTGACGACCTTGCCTGGTCAAGATACCTACAGCTATGGCCTAAAGTCGGACAGAAGACGGCAGATACCATAGTAAGTAGCTTTAGAGATAAAGGTACCATCAGTGACGAAGGTATGGAGCGCCATGGGATAGCGGCCATAGATGAATTTAAACGTATTCGAGCCCTCAAGGAAGATACACAAAAATGTATCGCTGCGTCTATCGAACTTATGTCTAATCTACTGAAAAATAGATATAAGGACTGGGATAAGAGGAAAAAAGATTTTGATCTTATCCAAAAGATCACTAAGCGATATAAGAAGGTTAAGCGTTTTGTTGATGCGTTTACTTTGGAACCTATGTCTTCGACCGAAGCCGATAGAACGGACGAAGATGACTTAGTAACTATAATAACAGTTCATTCCGCCAAAGGCGCTGAATCTAAAATCTGCTTTGCACTTAATGTAAGTTCGGGTTCCTATCCACACGCCCGAAGTCAAGGTAGTGATAAGCAGATCGAAGAAGAGAGACGAATCCTATACGTGTGCTTGACGAGGGCCATGAATGAGCTTTTCATAACCAGAGTCCCTAATGCCACAGGTAACTTCTATTATGAGAAACACGATAGTGAGGATTCAGTTTATTTCTTTGATACAGTCCCCGTCGACCTAGTGGAGTATGACACTTCTAAGGGTCCTACTTCTGAGGAGCTTGCCCCTGAGAGAGGATACGGTTTAGATGGACTTAAGGATATATACTAATGAATCTATTTCCTGAGCAAATCAATTTAATCAATGACGTCCTTAGTAGCATTGAGGACAAGTCTGCTACCGAGGAGCTTAAAGTTATATGGGGTCGCCACTCGGGTAAGTCACAGGTAATAAAAGAATTAGATACTAAATGTAATATGATGGTATTTTCTACCTCAGCCGCACGTGACAGAAAAGAATACCCAAACAGTGACGTATTCGAATACTCCATGTCACCTGGCGATATAACTAATCACATAAAGCACCTCGCGAGGTTCTCTAAGGTACCTGAATTAATAGTACTTGAAGACTTCGACTGGTGTGGTCTAAACGGCCGTGAAGTAACTTGGGTTATGACAGCCCTACGTGAAGTGTGCACGGAAGAGAAAATTCCTACGATACTTATGCTAACTAGATATAATAAGCCTAGCATAACCGAAGACTTGTTCGGCACTGAAGGTGCTTGTGTTAAAAAAGCAACGTGGGAAGTTAATCCTAATATAACTAAAGAAATGATTGCTAATGCCTTCTGTTTACATGAAGCGAAAGCTTCTAGGGACTTTGCCTGTCAGTAATGATTAACGGAGGTTAATAATGCTATTCGAACCTGATGATATTATTGTTGTAAGTAAGAGAGCAGGTGCTGCACCTATACCTGAAGGATACACACACATTCTTATAGATAGGACAACGATGTTTGGTAACAATGAGCACCGAGATACTCGAGGACGCTCAATAGCTGCCCATCGTGATTATGTAAATAGAAAGATGAAACGTAAGTGTTATTTACGTAAACAGTTAAATCTACTTGCTCTTAGGGTATTAAAGGGTGAGAAGATAGCACTGGTGTGCTGGTGCAGTCCTGATGACTGCCACGGTAACAACTACAAAATAGTATTAGACAATAGGGTAAAGGAGCTTAGAGATGGAAGATAGTAAAGTCCAGAATTTAATAGATAGGTTTTTTGTCAAATCAGCCTGTTCCTACAAAATATCTTTCTTAAAGATCTTAGCTAAGGCAGTAGTAGTCATACCTATAAAGGAGGATGACCTAGCTAAGGCTATGATGGCGTTCGGTCGAGAAGGCATCAAGTCAGAACCTAGTATATCCTTAGGATTCTATTCTAGTATATTAGGTACTACCTTCATAAGTGATGTGCAGCATATATCCAACTTAATGAATATTGAGATATCGCCCGGTACGGCATGTTTTGTGCAATCAGCCGATTGTATTTTTATAAACAACGGTGAAGCTTGGTTACAAGTGGACCCTATATGGGATTAACATGAAAATAGTAAAATTAAATTTATTTAAAATTGATAGCGCCGATGGTAATACCATGTCAGCTTCTCTTCCTTCATTCAATTTGGTACTAATCCGCAGAAAGCCTAATGAGCTAGGCGCAGAAGCAAAAGCGTGTATTGAACTCTTAATTAATAATACCAACGAAAATCAATCTAGGTCAGAGGCATTAGGTCTTTTTGGTATTATAGGCAGCTACAGCGATTTAAAATTATATTTCGAGCCCGAAGGTAACGTGTTGCATACATACAGTACGGCGCTTAGTGTTAAAGGTGGAGGTCTAGGTGGATGGGATGTTTCCGTAAAGGAACTATATGAAAGTTTCAATGGGACATCCGATGAATTATTCAAATACGTAGAGAATCATTTGTCCTTAGTGTTCTCTACTGTATGGCGACATGACATAAACGCCTTGACTAGCTTCATAATACAGAACGTATACAAACAATTCGTGGATAAATAAATGATTACTGAGTACCTTGCACGACAACTTGCCGCACGTATTAACGAATTGATGAAAGCCAATGACTGCCAAAACCTTATGCTTGATTGCAGTATCAGTAGGCACATCAAAACTAAAATCTTCACCGATGGACTTCTCTTGGAGAAATTACTCCAGTACAGAATTGAATACCACAAGAAAGGACATACCGACGACTACGAAGTCAACTATGCGAAGAAAGGCCTACGCTTTAAGAACAGGGTTAGCGTGTGTTCTGGTCGTATCGTAAATGCCTTATGTCCAAACAGTCGCCGTATGTACGACGAAGTATATAATATTAGCCACAGGAAGAATAGCAATGAATTTATTAAAAATGTGTAATACTATGTTGGCCCACAAAGGCCAACGTGAGCAGACATTGAAAACTATCGAAGAACTTAATGAGCTATCGGCGCAGATAATAAATACCTATCATATTAGTATTAAGCGTAACCATAACGATTCTTTATATGACCTAGCCTGCGAAGTAGCTGACGTTGAAACTATGCTTATTCAAATGGGCATTGTATTTAAGTTCCCGGTTGACGTACAAAGCCTCGATAGAAAAGAGACCTATGATGTAGTCTTTATCGGTGAGCAGGGTACACTAATAACCGTAGCTCATATAAATGCGGCTATAGGTGTAATAATAGATTATCTAATAGGTATGCGTAATTCACATGAGGTACAGCTTGTTCTAGGGGCCCTTGCCTTACATATATCTAGAATTAAAATGGGCATACCTACTGACATAATGTTCAAGGCACGTGTGGCTAAAGCTACTAAGTTTCTTGGCTATGTCGAGGCGCTGTAGTATGCTTGATAGTATTCCTTACATCATAGAGAAATCTAAACAGCTATGTAATGGTGGCGGTTTCGTGTTTGCGGCACAAGGCTGGAGTGAATTAGTAGCAAATCGCCTAGTGCTAGTCGATGGAGGTTACTCGCTAGGCGCGCGTGACCCGTATATCTATATTACAGATGGGGACTCTAACGAAGGCTTAGGTGTTTTAACTTACTCTATACATGCAAACTCAATGGATGATACTTACATTTGGGTAGGGTTCGTTTACGTTAATCCTCTGTATAGGCAGCAGGGTATCTTCCGTAAACTCATAGAAGAAGTTGAAAAGATCGCTAACGATGTAGGCGTCCACTACATTGAGTACGGTACTATGCGAAACAATCAGCTTATGCTTATTGCTTCTGAGGCCATCGGGTACGAACAGAGCTCCGTGACTCTTAGAAAGCGTTTGCAGTAAACTGTAAATAAATGATAACTTGAGTAGGCGCTTATGTCTGCTCTCTACACATAAGGACCGAACCATGAGCCTACAACAATCATTAAGTGCCAAGGATAAAGCGGAATTATCAGGTAAGTTCCCATTCTTCTGGTGGGAAAGCAATCAATGTTGGGGCTTCGTAACCGAAGTACAGCACCTGCAGTGGATCCATGAGCACTACAAGAAAAGCGCAGCAGGTCGTATCAATGTACTTGACGCCCAGGCATCAACATTAGGTAATACTTTATCCCCGCCTAACTTTGGTTTACGTATGGAGCACAACGGTAGTGTTACGTTGGGTGAGTACTTGAAAGAACATAAAGTGGATATATCTAAATTGAATCTGGACCCTGAATTATGTCAGCGATAGACTTACTAACTTCTCTAGGTTTCACTGTCCATCCTACAACACTTAACGATGGCGGGCCTAAGTCTCATATACCGTGCGGTGATTATATATATAT